ATAATGGAAATAAAAAGCCAGTGAGCCGAGAAACATTCGGTAATCACTGACTTTTTTGATGCATGGGAGCAAAATAATATTAGGAATTGGGGGCAGATTGGGGGCAGAATATATTTTCAACAGCTTTGGATACTTTTTCGTCTGCGCCTTTAATCGCATGTGAGTAAACAGAAAGCGTAGTGCCAACATTCGAATGTCCTAATCTTTTCGCAACTTCTGTTACTGGAACACCAGCCGCAATTAACTGTGACGCATGTGTGTGGCGCAAAGCATGGAATTTTTTGTACGGCAAACCAGCCCTTTTTAAAACTCTGACCCATACATTGTAAATATGGCGGTAAAAATAGAAATGACCTGAGCGGCTATGAAAGATAAACTCGCAGTCGTGAGGCAATTTGTTAAGTATAGCTATTATGTTGTCCGGCAGTATTACATCCCGAGTGGAGGACTGCGTTTTCGTTGTTGAACCCAACTTTTGCCCGGATATTGTACGCCTAATGTGAATGTACTTTCCATCGTAATCTGTCCACTTTAGAGCGCAAATCTCACCAACGCGCATACCGGTAAATATTGCAAGCATGATAAGCGGATATAGTTTCTCTTTTTTGGATGCCTGAATAATCTTTTGTATTTCCTCTTTTGTAAAGGATTCAACAGGCGTTTTTACAATGGGTGCAAGAACAACACCCTTCACACAGTTTTTGTTCGCTAATCCCAAAAATACAGCACGATTCATTGATTCAGACAAAAAATTTTTTATTTTCAATATGGTATTTGGAGAATATCGGAGAGCTAGGTTATTGAAATATCCCTGAAAAAGCATGGTATTATCTGCATTTAGCGGAAGTTTAGACAACGGTTCAAGAATTTTCGCGACAATGAGGTAATCGGTAAACGTGGATGGCTTGACATTCTTTTTGTATAGCTCTAAATACTTTAATATCCATTCGCCAATAGGAATGTTGTTAGGTTCAACGAAACCGCCATTTCTTACCTGCATGCGGTTCACAGATACCCAGTCCTCTGCTTCTTCTTTTGTCTTGAATCGTTTCGTCACGCGCTTTCCCGCAGGAGTAATGAACGCCGCACGGTATTTACCCCGTTCCTTTTCAAAGTAAATGGAACTCATAACAGGTTACGCCTAATCTGAATCACATGACCGATAATTTGAATACGCTTTTCCATAATGTCATTGTTAGAGTAGAAGTGCGGCGGGTACACAGTGACATTATAACCAACCAGCGTAATTCCTTCTTTCGATTTCATGACCTTTTTTACTGTTGCATCCTCACCATCAAACAAGACAACGCCAATAGCTCCGTTTTCGATTGTGCTTTCTTTCTTGACAATTAAAATATCGTCCTCGCGCATTTCAGGTTCCATCGAATTTCCCTTTACACGAAGTCCAAAGAAAGTACCGGTGCGGGCTAAACGGTCAGGAATTTCTTCATACCCTAAAATATCAGTAATAGCCGAAATAGGGACGCCAGCAATAACACTTCCGAGAACAGGAATTTTTACCATTTTAGGCGCATCATCTGACGGAAGAAGTTCCGAGATAGAGCAGTTTAAAACTTCTGACATTTGGTTTATACGATTCATTTCAGGAAAGTTTTTCCCGTTAAGCCAATAAGATACAGTAGTCGGCGAAACGCTCATGAGTTTTGCAAACGCATTATTGCTTAATTCTCTTACGGCTAACGCCGAACGAAGATTTTGAACAAACTGCTTCATAAGTTCCGGGGATTCTGTTCCTCTTTTGATTGCCATTTTTATCACCTCTTTACTTATTATATTTTATCTTACCCATAAAATCAACTTAAACATTAAACTTTTGCGCTATATCAGCAATCGCATAAAGTAACAATTTAAAAATTCCCTTGACATAAAGTTTAACTTAATATACAATAGTATTGAACATTACAGGAAGGAAGTAATAGAAATTGAAAATTAAGTTAAATGCTATGAGAGTGCAAAGAGGAATGACGCAAAAAGAGGTTGGGGACAAAATGGGCGTTACACCTCAGCAGATTTGTAAATGGGAGAAAAAGCCAAAAAACATGTCAGTGAAAACTTTAATCCGTTTTTGTGAAGTTTATGAATGCAAAATCGAGGATATTGAATTATGAACGAGGATGCTGAATTATGAAATTTATGAGAATCGCCGAGTATTCGAAATATATCGGCTTGCCAGTTACGACGTTGCGGGCGATGGCAAAAGACAAGGAAATACCCGCTTTAAAGCGCGGTACGGCGTGGTTTGTTGAGACAAGCGGCGCAGATAAAAAGTTAGCTGAATATGTAAATATCGAGAAAAAGACAAGTTACCTTGATAGACTGGGGGAAATGAAAAGATGATTAAGGAAATAGCACTTATTATGGCTGGGGCGGCGGTATATGCCGTTGCATGCGCTTATAATCCGTCAACGGAAACCATTGAATACCGCGAAACCGTTGATAACGGTGATACTATTTGGGGTATTTGCGCAAAAGTCGCAACGGATGACGATAATTTACAAGAAATGGTGGATAACGTTATCCGTGATAACGGAATTGGTATGGATTGCAACATTCGTCCGGGGCAAGAATTGGTTATTCGCGTTGAAAGAAAGCATTATTTTGACTTTGGAAATTAAGTTAAATCTGCTCTTGACATAAAACAATACTAGCACTAAAATATAGTCGTGAGGTTAAGTTAAACTTTACAGAAAGGGGAACGATATGGGGTTACTCTATGATACGAATGAAAAAATAACCGCTATTGCTGAAAAAGCGGTTGAAATCAATATGGGCGATGACGAAAACCCGCAAATTGAGTTAGTAAACAGTGAGACAGGCGAATTGCTTACGGCTGAATTTAAGAAACTGAATCTCAAAAAGAGCAATATCATGTTGTCGCTCGCTAAAGAGATTAAGAATCTCAAAGCTAAAGAGAACGCCTTGAAAGCTGAATCCGAATCTTTTAGCAGTCGAGCTAAGTCTGCTGAATCGAAGAGGAAACAGTTTGAGTACATTATTAGAAAATACGGATACGGCGAAACGTTTGAGGATGGACAGGCGATTATAAAATGGCGCAAGTCCCCCGAAAAGGTCGAAATCTTGAACGAGGATGATATTCCAAGAGAATACGGGAAAGAAAGCAAGTTTTCGCCCGATATTACAAGGATTAAGCAAGCACTTAAAGCGGGCGAAATCGTCAAGGGATGTGTACTCACACGGAATGACGATTGTTTGATTATTAAATGAAAGGAAAAGGCAAAATGGAAAAAAAGAAGATTGATGAAAGATATGCGGCGGCTAGTCATGTGCCGGATAGAGTATTAAAACCGATTGGGGCTGGGCGTCTCAAAGGGAAATCGGATATTAACCCGCAGTGGAAAATCTCACTTATGACAGAGATTTATGGCATGTGCGGCGTTGGGTGGAAATTTGAAGTTACCGAAAAGAATACAGTCCCCATCAACACAGGCGAAGTCATGTTGTTTATGACAGTTGCTTTATATATCAAAGACGGCGAAAAATGGTCTGACCCTGTTTATGGAATGGGTGGGGACTTTATTGTTAAGAAGGAAAGAAACGGCTTGTATTGCAATGACGAGGCTTACAAGATGTGTTTGACGGACGCACTGGGAAACGCGTTGAAGTACGTCGGTGTTGCGGCTGACGTATACGAGCAGTTAAATGATACGAAATACGCGGAACGCCCGTCTGCTATCGCTGACGATAAAGAGGAAGAAAAGAAAACAACGCCAGCCGATATTAGAAATGACTATCTCATGCAGTATATTGACGTTTTCCGCAGAGCGAATATTGACCCGAATGATTTTGCAAAGCGGTTTAGCGGCGGTCGAGTAACAGATGTGAAAGACATGCCGAATGAGGAACTTTTAAGAGTTATCAATAACCCGATGGGTGCGGTGAACTGGTACGAAGAAAACAGAAGATGAAAACAGTCATAAAGCAGTTAAATGCCGAAATATTAGACATGAAAACGGCTAGATTGACAATGGATGTGGATAAATCCGTACTTGAGAATATCCCGAGTACGGATAAACCGCTATCCGTTGAAATCAAGGTATACAGAAAGAAACGGTCGCTTTCCGCGAACGCTTATATGTGGGTGTTGCTTGACAAGATGGCGCGCCTGATGGGCGGCGGACACTCAAAAGAATTTTTGTATCTAAGATACATCCGAGAAGTTGGACGGTTTGACGCGTCTGTATGGGTGTTCAAGGACGCCTATGCTGCGTATAAAAAGCAATGGGAATCCCTCGCATTAGGGAATATATGCGACATTCTGAAAGTTGAAGGGAACATGTATAATCTGATTTGCTATTTTGGTACGCACTATTATGACAGTAAAGAGATGGCGTTTTTTATCGACAAGATAATAGCGGACGCAGAAGAGTTGGGGATACCGACATTAACCCCGAAAGAATACGCCGAAATGATGAAAGGTCTTAATAATGAAAAGGAATAAAACATTTTGCGACTTTCTTAAAGGAATGCAATCGCATATTGACCAAATGTATAAAGAAATGAATTTTGAGTGTGATGAAGCAGATAAAGAAAGTAAAGCGGTAATCGCTCATTACATCGGACTGCTTAAATATGCTTGCGAGCAGGAAAGGAAAATGAGACATGAAAGATGAAGGTTTAATGTTTCCGAGAGAAAGCCGTTTAAGACTAAAGCCGAACGGATATAGAGCAATTTGTAAGCTGGTGGATGAACGTGACGGAAACAAGTGCGTCATCTGCGGTAGCGAATGGGGCATTCATCATCACCACTGCCGCTTTCGTTCTGCATATGGTTCAGATACAATAGATAACCTTGTGGACGTATGCGCTCGATGCCATGATGTGTATTGTCACGGTTCAAAAGAAAAGAGATGGGCTGAAACATTAAAAGATTACCTGTCAAGTAAGAAATGCGCCGTATTTAACAAAATTCACGATAAAGAGATTAGAGACATTTACAAGAGGTATGCAAAATGAGAAAACTTGCAAGCGTTCAAAGAGTATTAGAAGTTACGCCAATTCCTAATGCCGATAAAATCGAAGAAATTAAAGTCATGGGATGGCATTGTGTCGCGAAAAAAGGCGAGTTTAAAGTTGGGGATAGTGTCGTATATTGCGAAATCGACACGATTCTTCCAGCAGATAATCCCGAGTTTGCTTTCCTTGAGGGTAAACCTATTAAGACTAAAAAATTAAGAGGGATTTACTCACAGGGCATTGCTTTCCCGTTAAGCGTTCTTCCCAATGGGGTATACAAGCTGAATGATGATGTATCGCAAGTGCTTGGTGCTAAAAAATGGGAACCGGATGACTACAACCGGCAGGGCGGGACTGGCGCACGTTTCCCATCGTGGATTCCAAAAAGTGACGAAACTAGAATTGCGGTATTGCAGGAATATTTAACTAGGTATAAAGGTACAAAGTGCGTTGTGACCGAGAAATTAGATGGTTCATCACTCACCGCTTTCCTTGATGATGACAAAGAACTTCATGTGTGCAGTCGAAATTATGAAATCACTGACCATACAAATTTCATGTACAAGACCGCAGAAGAAAGAGGATTCAAAGAAAAGCTCTTACATTTCCCTATTGGGACAGTGGTGCAGGGCGAAATTATCGGCGCGGGTATTCAGAAGGATAAATACAAGTTACCGAAAAAGAATATTTTCATTTACAATCTGCGCGAGGAAAACCGCTTCCCCGATAACGAACTTGTTGCCCGCGATAAATTGAAAAAAGCTGGGTTCGACCTTGTTCCGCTTTTAAGCGACAACTTCGAATTGATTGATGACATAGACAAATTAACGGAAATGAGTGTTGGAAAATCCAAATTGTACAACACCGAAAGAGAAGGCATCGTGATTCGCCCAATTAAGCGGATTGATGTGCTGGATTCTGACGGTTATTTTGTCGATGGAAGATTTTCGATTAAGGCGATTAGCCCTAAATTTTTGGTAAAAAACGGACTGTGATGATGGAAAAAAAGTGCATAATTTGTGGAAAGAAGTTTAAGACAAACAATCCGGGGCAAATCACATGCAGTGCCGCCTGTCTTAAAGAAAACGGGGTAAGGAAAGCCCGTGAAAATGCTATCCGATTCAAAACTATGCTTAATTATGCGAATAGCTTTCATAAAGACAAAAGTATAGATGAAAAAAGGAACTGCATAGTCTGCGGGAAACTATTCAAGCCATACGAAATACATACAGACAAACAGGGGATACATCCTGCCGGAAAAAACTTCTGCTCCTTTGCTTGTTGTCAGGCATTTTACAAAAAGTACGAGGAAGAACATGGAAAAAAGGATTTGTGAATATTGCAAATGTGAGTTTATCCCGAGAAAAAGCAATCAGAAGTTTTGTTCAAAAATTTGTTGCTCAAAAGGCAATCGCTTGAAGAAGAAGGTTATTATACCAATCCGAAAATGCTTAGTGTGTGGAAAAGAATTTCAACCAGCGGTGTATAATCAAAAATACTGTTCGCAAAAGTGCGCGCGGTCTGGATATATAGATATTGACGCCGTAGAGAAAGAAGTGGAATACCCGCCGCGAAAATGTGCGGTGTGCGGTAAAATCTTTAAGCCATATTCAATTCATACGGATGTTGATGGGATGCATTCGGCAGGGCTATATTTTTGTTCTTTCGAGTGTACAAAAAAATATTATGGGAAAAATTTAGGGAAAAATATGACAGTTAAAAAAATGACAGAAGGATTGAAAGAATTATGCTCACTATGAAAGATGACTTAAAATACTTGAAGCTGATTAAAATCAACGGCTCAGGGTTTTGGTATCATCGTGCATCCTGCGAGAAGCATATGGGCAAGAAGCGATGGGTGGTTAAAATAACAATACCTTGGGAAAATAATAACGATTACATGTTTGAAGCGGACGAATCGGAAGAATACAGGCGGAAATTTAGGTATTCTGCAATGCAAAAACCGCCGCACTTCATTTATTCTGACCGCAAAGACAAAGTTACCAAAGATAACCTTTTCCGATTTATAAATGATGTGGTGAAATTGAAATGGATGAATAGAAATAAAACATATCAAGTAGTATAATGTGGATATAACCAGTATTTTTATAAGGGGGTAAACCATGAAAAAGATTTTATTATTCATTCTGATTTGCTTATTCGGCTTTGGGTATGCTGACGCAGAAACGCCAAAAACGTTTACACTTCTCACCATGAATTGCGAAGTCGTTAGAAGCAATTCAGAACGTGAAAAAAGAGACAATGCGTTTAAGAATCTTTGCTTGGCTATGGGGACGGACATGATTGATTATGAGCAGGGACGCAGAGCGGCAATCAATTATGTGACGGATAATCACATTACAGCAGTACGCGGATTGGGGCTAGATGATGCCATTGAACTTGGTAAGAAGGTCGATGCTGATTATGTGGTTCTTGTAAAAGTCTTGGGTGACGCTTACGCGCCGGGTGGGATGTTCCATACTTCCATTAAATACAATGCGACCGCTGATTTAAGAATCATTGATGTAAAGGAAGGAAAAGAGATTTTAGACAATTCCGCAAACGCGCAAGGGAAAAGAGAGGCGCTCCTTCCGCTTGTCGTTGATTTGGTGGAAACTGTGAAAGCGGATATTAAATCCCAAAATCTGACTTTTCCTAAAAGGTGAAAATGCACGAAGTAACAAATGCCTTAATAGAGTATGATAACTGGCTATCGGATAAATTCATGCTTATACCGCGTAAAGCCATGGAGAACGCCTATGAAATGGCGGATACCGCATTTTGGCTTTATATGTATATCTGCGATGAATTTTATGGCAATCGCGTCTTGATGGATGATGATGGGTATAGCTATATCATCTTAGTATCTGATGACATGGCAGAACTATTTCATGTATCAAGCACTTCCATCAAATTATCAATGAAAAAACTACGTGAGAAAAAACTGATTGAAACGGTAAAGCATCAAGAGTTTATAGGCGGCGTGTGGGCATACCTTTTAGATGATAAAGGAAAGCGCATACGTTATTACATGTAACTTAAAAGCGGCGAATTTATCGCCGTTTTTTTATGTGCAAAATAAAAAGCTTATAGCTAAAAAGGTATTGACACAAAACTAATACCGTGGTATTCTATAGTCATCCGATAAAATATAGTTGATGAAAGGAAAGGGAAAATGAACATTACAACAAACGATGATGACAAGATGGCTTTCATGCAGTTTTTGGAAGAAAGATTGGAAAACAAAGGTTATATGGTTGACGTCGAATTGACTGTAATGCCGTTTTGGGGAAAAGAACCATCAATTTCCATTTTTGACGCCATGATTCGCGTTGAAGATAGATGGGTTCTTAACCTGAATTTCACTTGCGGCGGCGTGCTGGTCAAGGATGAAAACAATCATTCTTTGATTAGGTTCGAGCTGGATGCGGCTAATGGCTTTGATTTCATTGTCGGTTATTTAGAAATCTATTTTGATAGACTTGCAAAAGGAATTGCTTAAAATCGTTTATAAGGCGTTTGCGCGCCATTGGTATAAAGTTATACTTAACACCTGCGCAAACGCCTGTAAACTTAAATTAGACACGTTAGAGAGGGAATATCATGGAACACTTTAAGCAGAGAGTTTTAGACAAGGTTGATGAGCAGATTATGGATTTAGAAAATCTCAAAAACTGCATTAACGATTGCGAGGACGAAAGAGCATTACTTAATGCCATTGGTGAATTTTTCATCATCATGAAAGTTGATGACGCAGACAGAAATTTTGTAATGGCAACACTGTATAACTATTGCAAATTCAGAATTGAAAAAGAGGTGCAAGAATGATTAGTACACATGCCGTTTGGCACAACAAGGAATATAAGGATTTAACCATTCACATGAAAGCGGTTTATCAGTTTTTAGCGGATAAAATGCGAGAAAATAAGCTGAAAACAGAACTGAATGAGCCGTATGTTGTCTATAGAGTAAATGACATTGTGAAAGATAGTGGAATTTCAAATAGAATGGTAAGAAATGCTATTTACGCCATGAAAAAGCATGGAATTATCCGTGTTGAGAGAGATAGAAACAGTGCAAATTTATATAGAATTGTTTTCACCGGAGAAGAGAATGGATAAATTTAATGGCATTCAAGAATATCATCCGTTCAAACGCCGCTTTTCATTTCCAGTTGAGTTTATTACAAAATTCAACTTATTCGGAGAACTGACATATTCTGAAAAAGTCTTTTACTGCTATTTGCACCATAAGTTAGGCGAATGCGGTCTAAAAGATGAAAACGGGATGTATGTAACCATTCCGCGTGAAGAGATGGCAGACTTTTTTAACGTCACTGGTAAGACTATTGGCGTTTGGATGAAAAAGCTAATGAAATATGGATTGGTACGCCGAGAACGGCATGGCTTTTTAGATGTTTCCAAAATTTATGTTGCGGATTTAGATGAAATAATCAAAGGGGAAAAATAATGAATGTATCAAAATATAAAAATAGCAAATTTAAAAACCCATACAACGTTGCGAGAAACGCATTCATTCAAGCTGACATAGATTTATTTGAAAACCCGTTTTTCCAAAATGTATCCGATGCGGAAAGGGTCGTTTATACTATACTTTCACATAGAATGGAAAGTATTATGCAAGACGAAAAGTTCTGCGATGAGAACGGATATTTCATCTTCTTCAAACAAAAAGAGCTTGCTGAAAAGCTGGGGCGTTCCTTGATTTCGATAAAACGGATATTCAAAGCATTAGAAGAACATGGGCTTATCGTTACGCAGAAAATGGGAATGGGTCTTGCACAAAAGATTTATTTAGTAAATCTGCACAATATTGTTGGAGGTCAAGTAAGTGAATAAACGATTCAAGATAACAAATTTTGCAAAGTGTGCTTACTATTCGCCATATGATTTTGGCGCGTTGCATTCTTATTGTCAATTTCCGACAGATTTCATTACTCGCAAAGATTTATTCGGCGGTATCACATCGGATGCTAAAATCTTATATTGCTGGCTTAGGAATAGACTTCAAATTTCCATCAACAATGAAAGATTCCTAGATGAAAATGGATATTTCATCGTTGTCTCACAAAAGGAGATAGCCGATACATTCAATGTGTCTGAAAGAACCGTAAGAAATTGGATGGATAGCCTGAAATCAATCGGTCTGATTCGGATGGAAAACCAGTATTTAGGTAAACCAGCTAAAATTTATATAGGGAATATTGAGAAAATAGTTTCGTTAAGTGCTAAAACAGTTGATGAAAATCTTCCTGATGAGGATTATTTTGATGCCGTTTCAGAGGATACGGATTCAGAAAACGATGCCGATTCGATGAAAATAAATTCCGCAAGGTGCGGAACGCCGTTTCCGCCCTGCACAGAAAATGGTCGCCGCTCCTATAGTGATAAAGAAAGAATGATAAAGAAATATACTAAAAAAGAATTGTATAAGAAAAAAGGCGGAACGGAAATTCCAAGCAATGAATGTCTGACAGACACCAAACCAAAGAGAAAGAATTTTGTCAAACCATCTATTGATGAGATAAAAACCTATGCTGACGAAAGGGGATACTATAATTTTGACGCTGAACGTTTTTATGATTACTATGAAGCAAACGGCTGGCATTGTGGGAAATCACCCATGAAGGATTGGAAAGCCGCCATGAGAAACTGGGCGAGAAATAACAGTAAGTGGAAAAATAATTATGGTTCACGATATGTGGACGAGGATGAAAGAGAATCCAAAGAAACCTTACATAGACAGATAGCAGAATTAGAGAAAGCGGGTTATTTATGATGCAGGATGTACAGAAGATACTTGATGAAATGAGAAAAGCTATGGGTGCTAACCTTAAACCCATTGAAGAGAAGAAATACAAGTGTTTTCGTTGTCAAGATACTGGCACCATCTTTATTACCGAGGATGGAATCACAAAGGCGATGGATTGCCCTGATTGCAAAGCAAGACGATTAAGCGCCAAGTGGCTGAAAAAGAGCGGCATTTCAACAACAGATTATGAGAAATACAAACTTGATACTTTCATCGCTGATACACCAATGGCAAAACAGATGAAAAAAGAAGCCATCGACTTTTTGCAGAAAAAAGATTCTTTAGGCATTGGATTTTTCGGGAAGTCGGGCGGCGGGAAAACGCACATTTGCATTGCCATTTGTCAAGCCTTGAACAAAGAGCATTATTACTGGCAGTATCGGGAAAGAATACAGGAAATCAAAAATGCGATGTATTCGGATGCCAAGACTTACGACCTTTTGATTAGGCAAGCAAAAGAAGCACCGTGCCTGTATATCGACGATTTGTTCAAGGGCGCAGAAGTAAATGGTAAACTGTCACAACAGGATTTACAAATTATGTTTGATATCATCAACGCTAGATATATTAAAAGACACATAACCATTATCTCAAGCGAATTTAAATTCAGGAAAATACTGGATTTAGACGAGGCTATCGGAAGCAGATTGTATGAAATGATGATGCCGCATGTCGTTGACGTATTCGGTGAAAATAGAAGGTTGCGTAAAAAGTTGAATAGTTGTATAATTGGAATTAAGTAAAACTTTACAAGTCACGGTAACAACAGTGACGATAATGAACTTAAATTGGAAGGTAAAAATGAACACAGTAAATCTCTTAGGCACAGTATTTGATACGCCGTCTTTCAAAGGTGGTAAGAAAGTAAAATTCAAACTGACTTGCACACACACGAGAATCTCTGCGGATGGTGGTACAGAAAAACTCAAAAATACGATTACCTGTATTGCTTTTGGTGATTTTGCTAAAGCAATCGCAGAAAACGTCAAGAAAGGCGAGCTTTGGGAAGTCAGTGGATATTGGGCGGTCACGCCGTTTGTTGGAGCAGATGGGAACAAAACGATTTCCAATGAACTTGTTGTCACGCTGATTGCCAAGCCACTTAAAATCGTAAAGGGGTCTAGGACTGCTTAGAATAGGTCTATTTTCGCTTGCAAGGCAAATTAAGTATAACTTTACCGTTGAGCAATAGAAAAGGCTATAAATGCTAAAATTTCAAGTTTTAATTGATAGTGAGGAATTACATGAAATTGGTTTTCAAGGTTGACGGACGTTTGCCGGGACTGAATGAGCTGATTAACGAGGCTCGGCGAAATAAATATTCCAGTGCTTCGTTGAAAAAGACGGCACAACGACCTTTAGAATTGGTGTTCCGTCGGCAGTCTTGCGGCAGGAAAGTGGGAAAGCACGCACTTGTAAGCGTTCGTTTTTATGAACCGTTTAACAAAAAGTACCGCCGCGACGATGACAATATTTTTGCTGGGCTTAAATTCATCATGGATGCGTTCACGGCAGTCGGCGTGATTGCCGATGATAATCCAAAGTATGTGCATGTCAAGCCCGAAAGAATCTTAGACTGCGAAAAGCCAAGAATAGAGATAGATATTGAGGAGGACGAATGAGACGCTTTATGAAATTATCTGACAACGCTATTATCCCGAAGAGAAAGACAAAAAATAGTGCGGCATATGATTTATGCGTACCTGACGGGAAGGAAATCATTATCCATCCGCGTGAGACGGTGAAGTTTGAAAGCGGTATTGCCGCGCAAATGAATGATGATGAATTTTTAGCGATTTACGTCCGTTCTTCAATCGGAATCAAGAAAAGCCTTATGCTTCCTAATGGGACTGGAATCATTGACAGTGACTATTTTGGGAACAAAGACAATGGCGGGAATATCATTATTGCACTGCATAACTTTGGTGAACAAACAGTGATTTTAGAGCCAAAACAAAGAGTGGCACAATGCATTTTTCAGAAATATCTGACTGTGGATGATGAAGAAGAAATCACTAATGAACGCACCGGCGGCATAGGGAGTACAGACTAATGAATGACATTGGTTACGAATACAAAAAGCACCCGATTCAACCGTTTGACGTAATCAAACAATGCTTTTCTTTTGAAGAACGTAAAGGGTTTTATCGAGGAAATGTATTGAAATACATCATGCGGATGAACGATAAAGGGCAGGAAGAAAACGACGCCAAAAAAGCGCTGGCGTATTGCCAAGAACTGGTGAATGTGTACGAAGAAAAGCCGAAGAGGTTCAACCAAGATGAAGTGCAAAAAGTATTACCGCGACATGGAAAAATTCAATGCGTACAAGAAGAGAAGCGTATCCCGATACAGGGAAACGACTAGATTTTATGTTAGCGGAACGAAGTATAGCCGATACACAGAAGATGAAGAGAAAATCATATTAGATAGAGGTTATACGGATAGAGAAATAGCAAAACTGCTGAAACGTTCTGTAAATGCGATTCAAAAGAAAAGGCACACACTGACCCATGACCAATCAAGAAGCATATGAATTTGTTCTTTCCTGCTGGGCTAGAGAACAGGCATACACCAAACTTGCAGAAAATCTAATGGAAGAAATTGTGAAAGATTGCAATGAACATAAGTCCGCTGATGAAATCTTGCCAAAAGCGATTAGATGTATAGCGGCGGGGACGGGGAACGTGGTGTTTGCCCGCCAGTGTTTAGATAATTTACGAAAGGTAACAGATGGAACTTGAAACGATTGAAAAAACATTAAAAAGTTGTCCTTTTTGTGGAAGTCACAATGTGAGAGTGAACGGCGTTATCTTTCCGAGTGCGGCATGCGAGGATTGCAAGTGCTACGGTCCGGTTGGTTTTTCGAAAGAAGATGCCGTGAATAAATGGAATAAGATGGTAAAAGGTCGAGAAGATGCACAGACATTTGAAATAGTTGTAACGAAGGATAAGCATGTGGAAGTATGAAAGCAGAAAACTTAAATGTTAAGATGATGCCGATTGACGACTTGATACCGTATGATAAAAATCCGCGTATCAATGAAAATGCGGTATACTCCGTTGCTGAATCAATCAACGAATTTGGTTTCAAAGTCCCTATCGTCGTGGACAAGAACAATGTAATCATTAACGGGCATACAAGATTAAAAGCCGCGAGGTCTTTAGGAATGGAAAAAGTGCCTGTTGTTGTTGCTGACGATTTAACACCCGAGCAAGCGAAGGCGTTCCGCCTTGCTGACAACATGACTGCACAGTTAAGCGGATGGGATATGGACTTGCTGAAAGATGAAATGGATGATTTAGCTGATGAATTTGACATGGGACGTTTCGGTTTTCCTGAAATGGACTTTGAAGAATCAGAAGACGATTTAGCCGACAAACTGAAAGACAAGGACGAAAACGATGATTTACCAACTCAATACAAGGTTGTCATATCCTGCAAAGACAAGGACGAGCAACAAGTCGTTTTAAGCAAGATGAAAACCCAAGGATACGATTGCCAGCCTGTAAGTTTTAAATAAGGAGCGTACCAATGGGAAAAACTTTTTCAGATTATACCCCCGATGAGCGAAGAGCTTTAGGGGCGAGGGGCGGTAATAAAAGATGGGAAATTGATGAAAAAAGAAAAACGTTAAGAACGCTTGCTGAAGAATACGGAAGAAGCAAAATCAAAAACCAAAGAATCATTCAGATGTTGCGTGAAAGCGGTATTGACCCGAAGGACGCCATTCAAGATATGTTGCTGATTTTGCAATGCTTTAACCAAATTTCTAAAGGCAATCCGAAATGGGCGGAAATATACCTGAAAATAAGACAGGAATCTAACCCTGACTTTATGGAATTAAGACGCGCAGAGCTGAAATTGAAGAAGGCAGAGCTGAAACTGAAAGAGAAACTCGCAGAAAAGCAATTTGCTGAAAGCGAAAATGAAGAAGGAAACAAGCCGCAAGTTATTTTATACATGCCGAACAAAGAATAGGAGAGAACATAATGAACAAACATTTTTCCAAAAACGCTTTAATTGATGAAATTTCCAAAGAAAATGGACTGACTAAAGTTGAAACAGAAAAGGTTGTCAATCTCTTTATTGAGAAGATTAAAGAACATTTAAGAAACGGCGACAAAGTAACAATTCCAAAGTTTGCAACGTTTAGCACTAAAACCGTTGCAGAACGCGCATACAAGATTAACGGTAAGGAATATACGAAACCAGCAAATATTAAGTTTACCGCTAAAATGTCAAGGTTTAATACCAAGGAAATTCAAGAATAAAAGCAAGCCAGTAAAAGACAGACCATGCGCCTGTCTTTTTTATTTGAGGTGACACATTGAGTCCAATCATACTTAAACCGCAGGAGGGACCACAAGAGCGTTTCCTAGCGACAAGTGCGGATATATGCATATTTGGCGGTTCCGCGGGCGGGGGGAAATCGTTTGCCTTACTGCTAGAACCGCTCCGATATATGGATGTGGAAGGATATAAAGCCGTTGTTTTCCGTCAAAATTATACGCAGATAATGGCGGCTGGCGGTCTATGGGATGAATCCTCAAAAATGTACCGACTGCTTCCCAATGCGGTTGCCACCATGTCACCAAAGGCACACTGGACGTTTGGTGGAAAAGCGGTTATCAACTTTGATTACCTCGCAAGAGATGACGATGTTTACAAATGGCAAGGCTCACAAATTTGCTTTATCGGGTTCGATGAATTAACACATTTTAGCGAAAAGCAATTCTTTTATATGCTATCCCGTAACCGTTCAACATGCGGCGTCAAACCATATGTCAGAGCGACATGTAACCCTGACGCCGATTCATGGGTGGCGAAATTTATCGCATGGTGGATAGACCCTGATACAGGATACCCGATTAAAGAAAGGAGCGGCGTAAAACGTTATTTTACCCGCGTGGATGATACTGTCATTTGGGGCGATACTGCCGAAGAATGTGCAGAGAAAAGCGGCGTCGATATAAGTTTATGCAAATCAGTTACTTTTATCGCGTCATCCATTCATGATAATAAAGCGTTATTAGAGGCTGACCCGAGCTATTTGGCATCCTTAAACGCATTGTCGCTTGTCGAACGGGAAAGACTTCTAAACGGGAACTGGAAGATTAAACCAGCGGCTGGATTATATTTCCCGAGAAGTGGAATACGAATTGTCAATACTATCCCTGATAAATTGGTTACAACGGTACGAGCATGGGATTTGGCGGCAACGGAAATTGCCACATCAAACAAAGACCCTGACCGGACATGCGGAACTTTATGGGGACGCATGAGAAACGGGCAATACATTATCTTAGATGGGAAGCGCGTGGCGAAAAATGCGGCTAACGTCCGAGATTTGATTGTATCGACCGCTAAACAGGATAAGACGATATACGGGACAAGCAAGATATTTATTCCGCAAGACCCCGGACAGGCAGGGAAAGACCAGTCTAGGAGCTATTCCAAGATTTTAACAGGATATTCGTTCATGTCTAATCCGGTAACAGGGAATAAAATCACCCGAGCTGAACCAATGGCGGCGCAATGGCAGAACGGGAATATTTATATGCTTGAAGGGGAATGGAATAAACCGTATTTAGATGAAATGGACGGTTTTCCTGATTTATTACATGACGATTATGTTGATTCATCATCCGATGGTTTCCGCATTGTTTCCAATTATTCCACATGGGGAGGGCTGACCAAGTGACAGTCGAAGATTTTTTTAGGTACACCATGTATGAAAACAATCTCTTAAAAGCCATGAAAGCAGAAAAGTCCGTAAATAAGAGCAATATCAAAGAAATTCGCACAATCAAAGGAAGTTTTGAAGAAGACGAAATGAAAGACCTTCTTTGCAGGATAGAAGAAAAACTTTCAAGGCGGGAAAGAGATATAGTTTCACAAATTAACCTGATTATGACGTTACAACGGTATGCATTAGGGCTTATATCCATGCTTGAGAGAAGCGACGATAAAACCGTTATGCATGAGAGATACATTTTAGGGCATCAGTGGGAAGATGTGGCAGAAAATACCCATTGGTCGATTAGCCAAGTATATAACATACACAGGCGTGCGATGGATGAGATTAAAAGCCGCGTAAAAGAATTGCCGATAGAAATACAAGACAAAGTAAGAACGTGAATATCTGTAGTAATTTATAGATTAACGTATGCTATAGTGATGATAAGAAATTAACGAAAGGCACGATATGGGGAAGAAAAAGAAAACCTTACGAAATGACGGGTTTGTCAATGCCTTTACTGGGCAGGGCGTAAAATCTCGTGACCCGTTCGCGTCATACAACGTGGATAGCGAAATACCGCTTTACGATAAAGAAATCGACAATCTTTATACATACAACGGGATTGCTAGAAAAATTGTTGAGATTCCGGCGGACGACGCAGTGTCAGAGGGCTTTAAACTTGTAAACGGTTCAGATGAGATAGAACAATCTAAACTCGTTATGTCAGAGCTTGAAGACATAAAATGGGACAACAAATTTAGCGAAGCACTGTCATGGGAAAGAGCAATGGGTGGTTCAGCTATCCTTATGATGATTAACGATGGGCGGCGGTTCGATGAACCGTTAGACCTGAAATCAGCAGATAAGATAGAACGCCTTGACGTATATTCCAAACAGGACATTTCAGCAACAGGAAGTTATTATTCTGACCCGAGTGACCCGAAATATGGAAGACCATACATGTACACTCTCATAAACGAATATGGGAACGCTATAAACGTACATGAAAGCAGATTGCTCCTCTTCCGAGGGGGAAGAATTTCAAAAGAAGAACGCCGATTCAGAGATGGGTGGGGCGGTACTGTGTTTGATGTAATTCAACGCCGCCTTATACAGTATGAAACCTCAATGAACCTTTCTCTTGCGGCGCTTTCCCGCCTTTCTCAATCCATGCTTAAACTCAATGGGTTGGCAGACATTCTTTCCAGTGACGGCGGCGAAGAAATTATTCAAAAACGCTTACAGGCGATTGATATGGCTAGGCATTTTCTGAATACTATCGCCATTGATTCGTCTGATGACTATCAGCAGTATGGAATGACGTTGGGCGGGATACCTCAAATTTCAGAAGAATTTGAAGTTGCATTAGCCGCCGCAACAAATATACCAGTCACTATATTGTTTGGACGTTCCCCCGCCGGTTTAAACGCCACTGGGAGAAGCGACTTTGAGCAATATTACAAGATGGTAAATCGGATTCAGACACGAAATATGAAACCGCAATTATCACGGCTTATTTCCATTCTGAACCAATTAAAAGGGTTAAACCTTCCCGAAAAATACACCATAGAATTTAATCCGCTTTGGTCAATGAGCGAGCCTGAAAAAGCGCAAGTGAAGCAGACGAAAGTCAACACCGAGGCGGCGAAGATTAACGCCGTGAATACTCTTGTAAGTTCAGAGATTATTACTAAAGAAGAGGCAAGGAAAATTCTTTCTGAAATCATGAACGAGGTGAAATAAAATACAACGATTCGACACATACGCGATTCAAGCGCAAAGGACGGGCGAGGGGTATATCGAAGATTCACCGATTGTCGGGAGAACGGGGATACTCCTCTATCAAAACTTTGACGGAAGTGTGAGACGCGAGTATAGACCGCCCGAAGAGGCATTCAATGAGCAAAGCCTTATGTCTCTTAAAGGGAAGCCAATCACCATTGGACACAAGGGCGTTGTTAATTCGCAGAACATCGACGCACTGCATCCGGTTGGAACGGTTCTTTCCGAGGGCAGAAAAGATGATAACAACATCGTGGCAGACGTGATTCTTTATACTCTTCCCACAGAGGATAGAGAGTTATCATGCGGATATACGTTAGACCTTGACGAAACGGCAGGGGTAACGCCTGACGGCGAACATTATGACGCCGTACAGAGAAACATTAGGTATAACCATTTAGCTATAGTACATCATGGCAGGGCTGGTGTATCAAGGCTGAACATGGATGGCGACCAAGTTATAGAAGATTCCAACAAGGAGGACACAATGGTAAAAATTCGTATTGACAGTGGTTTAGAGTATGAAGCCGCGCCGGAAGTTAAGGTATATGCTGAAAGATTAGCGCAGGACAATCAAGACCTGAAATCTGAAATGGCAGAAAAAACCAAACGCGCCGACGAAGATTTAAAAACTCTCAAGGCTGAAATGGCAGAAAAGCAGAAAGCGGCTGACGAAGAAATTTCTTCCCTGAAAGCTGAAATCGAAAAACTGAAAGCAGGAAAGAAAGAAAAAGAAACCGAAGCCGATGAAGCAAAGAAAGATTGCGAAGCGGCAAAGACCGAACTGGAAAAGGCTAAACATGATTCTTCCACTTTACAGGCTAAATGCGATTCCGCAGAAGCAGACGTAAAGAAATTAAAAGAAGAAGCAGAAAAGAAAGACGCCGAATTTAAGGCTAATTTTGATTCCGCAGTCAAAGAACGCATCGAAATGCTTTCCATTGCGAAAACCCACAACATCGAAAAAGCGGATGAAATGAACGCGCATGACATTAAAGTGGCAGTCATTAAATCCGTTCGCGGCGATTCTTTCGACCTCGAAGGCAAAGACGATAACTATATTAACGTCTGCTATGACCTGTGCAAAGATGACGATATCAAGAAACATGATGACGGCATGAGCGCACAACGCCAGCAGTTTGGCAAGCAGAACGATAGAAAAGATTCCAATGATTCTGACGAATTATCCGTTGAAGAGCTGGAAAAACGTCTTAGAAAAGACGAAAGTGAATTATACCTGAAGGAGGTTAAATAATGGCACAAGCTAAACCGTTCACTTGGTATGGGGAAGATGCACCCGCGTTTAAAGGACAACTTGCGGATACCACCGCCCATGTAATTGATTCTTTCGCATCCGAAGGCGGCGTTGAACCGGGTACTCTTGTTATGCGAGGTACTGATACCGCGAAACAGGTAAAGCAGATTAAAGCTGATACTGATTCCGCGAAAGCTATTGGTATTGCGGTACATGTTCACAAAGAACCTGAAACCCCGTATTACCCAACTGGCTATTCCGTACCTGTCATTACCTTTGGCGACGTTTATGTTGAAGCTGGCGCAGATGTAAAAGCTGGCGATACCGTGGCAATCAAGACCAACGGCGACCATGTTGATTATGTTGCGTCTATCACGGATACTGCAAAGGTACTGACTGGGTTTACTTACCTTGATTCTGTATCACAAGGCGAAATCGTAAGAGTTCGCGTTCGTCAATAAGGAAAGGACAATAAATGAAGAACATCAACTTAGATGATGCACGTATTTTAAAAAATACAAACCTTGATGCAGATGAATCTGCATTCTTAACTCGACAACTTACCTACGTTCGTAAGCAGGCATTACAGGTAAAGAAAGCGCCGCTCAATGCTTTCACCGTATTCCCCGTAATGACCGATGTACCGGCAGGTGCAGAAACCGCCGTACAACGTATTTATGATTCCGTCGGCATGGCAGAAGTCATCTCTAACTATGGCGATGACCTGAAACGTGTTGACCTCGTGGCTAAAGAAAACGCGGTTCGCGTTGTAACTGTCGGCGACGCTTACGGTTATAACTATAAGGAACTGCGTAATGCGATGTTCGCTAATATGAACCTCGACGCCATGAGAGCATCCGCCGCACGCCGCGCGATTGACGCAAAGTTAAACCGCATTGCATGGCATGGCGATTCCGCACATAACGTTATTGGGTTCTTAAACAACGATAACATTACCGCTTTCACTCTTCCGGCGGATGGTACGTCTAATGCGACCGAGCTTTCTAAGAAGACCGAAGAAAACGTCATCCGTGATATGAATGATTTTATCGAATCCATTCCGGAACAGACCAAACAGGTGGAACAGGCGAATACGGTACTCCTCGCACCGAAGGCGTATAACCACCTTGCGACCACCCGTCTGAAAGATTCAGACCGTACTATCCTCGAATTTTTACAGGGCGTACACCCTGAAATCGTTCGCTGGATGAAAATCGGCGAACTGGAAAAAGCGGATGGCGGCAAAGACGTGATGATTGCGGGCAACTTCATTCCTGAATACATCAAGTTTGAAATCCCGAACAGATTCACACAGATGCCTGTTCAGCCGAACAACCTTGAATACAAAGTGTCGTGCCTGTCCGAAGCTATCGGCGTATCCATTACCATGCCGCTCGCGTTTGCAAAGGCTAGTGGTTGCTGATGAAAGTTATTAACAGAACCTCTCATCTTATCATTGCTGGTGGGGTACTTCTCGTACCGAGTACCCCGACCGAATGCGATTTTGCTGAAATGAAAAAGATTTATCCGAAACTGGCAGAAGAAGAGCGAGCGGGCAGGATTCAAATTGTCAGTGAAGAAACGGCTAAAATCGAAGCAGAAGAAGTGGAACAAAAGACAGTCAAAGAATTAAAAGAATACGCAGACCGTAAAGGTATTAACCTTGACGGATGTAAAAATAAGGCAGATATTTTAAACGCTATTAAAGTCAGCGAGGGTTAAATATGTATGATACCGAGAAACTCCTTGACCTTGCACCTGAATTAAACGGACTGGACGAGGGGACATTGCAGATGGGATTTGAAACCGCATCGGTATTTGTCAGTCGTAAACAGTTTGGCAAGGCATACGATTTGGCACTCATATATTTAACCGCGCACTTATTAACGCTTAGAAAATTATCCATGAGCGAGGGCGCGTCAAGCGGCGGCGTTATCAAAGAGGTGACGTCCGAACATGAGGGCGCGCTATCCCGTTCCTATGGTTCGTCAATAGCAAGTGATTCTTTTTTGGCAAAAACGATATACGGTATTATGTTTGAACGGCTTAAACGTCAAGTGATTATACCTGTGCTTACAAGAATGGGGTAGTGATACATGGCATGGTTCAGAAAATCCTATACGGTACAAAGAACGTACAGGGACAAAACAACTGAAGATGTCACCATCATTGCTGATGTTCAACCGTCAAATGATACGAGCATAAGCCCTGTTGGTACGACTGACAGGGCTATTCGTATCTATACGAACGATGAGATATTTCCGTCTAATCAGCCGCCAAGTCAGGCGGTAAAAAAAGACGTCATCCTCTACCAAGGGGAAGAATATAAAATCACCAAGGTGGAAAAGTATGATGGCGGTATCATTAGTCATTTTGAAGGGACGGCGGTGCATTATGATTTGCAATCTATCGCTATCTATAAGCCCATACGCAAGCCCGACGGTCAAGGGGGATATGAGAGTACCCTAGAGACACTGGGCGCGCTAAAAGCGAAAATAAACCAGCCATCAATGAGTATGACTAGCGGTGAGACAGGTTCAAAAGAAAGTATGGTTCAGCAAATCATTATCGAGGACGAATTAGAAGGATTAGACACCTCTTGCCAAGTGGAATATAAAGGCGAGAAGTTCGAAATACTTTATATAGACCGTTCAAAGTACGATGTATTGACGCTTTCAATGCAGAAGCTGGTCAACCGTGGCTAAACTCACAATCGATGATTTCGCGTTTTCAAAATCCGTGGAAGAAACCACCAAGAGAATAGATTCCGCTTGCGAAAAGTCAGTCAAAGAAACCTGTGAAGATATACAAAGAATGGCGAAACAGTTTGCCCCCGTCCGGTCTGGAAAATTAAGAAATTCAATCAAAACAAAGGTGGAAGGGATGAAAGGCGAAGTGTATTCTGATGTTTCTTATGCGGGATATGTGGAAAACGGAACAAGAAAAATGAGGGCAAGACCTTTTTTAAGACCTGCATACGATGCCTGTATAAAAGAACTTATGAGTAGAGTGGTGAAGAATTTATGAATATACGTATACCGCTTAATGAATTTCAAAAATCGTTATATCAGTTACTCTCAAAAGGGCAGTCAGTCCCCGTGTATGACCGGATTCCTGATGAGCAGATAACATTACCATACATATGGTTAGGAATGATGCAGGACATTCCTATTGATGAAAATAAGACATTTTTCACACACTCTATTACTCAATATATTCATGTTTTCTCTAATTCCCAAGGGAAAAAAGAAATGAGCGAGATTATGAATGATATAATTTATCTCATTTCCGCTTACGATTTACCGATGGAACATAACCATTTAATAGAGAGTGAGCTATCAACCGTCACGGCGAATGGCGAGGAATACCAAGAGGGAATGACAGGGTATCATGGAATAATCGTTTATAAATTCAAAATACAACAGGAGGACTAAATGGCATTAACGCAAGAACAATTAGATGCACTTCCGAAATATAAAAATACCGCCCAAGCCGTTGCAGGCAAGGACGTTATTATTTATGTTGCGGCGCAGGCTAATCCTTATGAATGGGTTTTAATCGGCGGTCAGCAAAATTCCCCTATTGCTGAAAAGGCTGATTCTATTGATGCAACGGACAAGACCACCGGGAATTACTCTAAAAAACTGGCGGGGCTTCATAGCTGGTCAATTTCCTTTAGCGGTTTATGGGTATTAGGCGATGAAGGGATTGAGATTTGCCATAACAGATTCGTCAATGATGAACCCGCATTATTCCGTATCGAATACGCGAACGGCGCATACCGTCAAGGCTGGGGTACGATTACCGCATTTTCCGATGACAACGCACACAAAAACGCGCTTTCTGTAAAAATGACAATCGAAGGAAACGGCGAACTTTCTGATATGGTTATGCCGCCAGCACCGACGGCAACTTCGCCGACTATTTCTGCTAGTGCGTCTAAAGATGCCACTGTTAAATTTAACACGGCAGATATCGCCATCCGTGCATTAAAGGATGCGAGCGGGATTTCTCTTGAGTATGATGTGGACTATGATTTAGTGGGTGACACATTAACAGTCAAGAAGGAATATTTAGCTAAAATTAAGCAGGCAACCACGCTTACCGCGAAGTTTGCAAACAAAGTGGACATTGCGATTTCTGTTACGGCTGGGTAACAATATGGGAACCTGTAATTGGGTTCCCATTTTCATTTAGGAGAAAAATAATGAGACAAGAAACTATTTTCAAGATTGGTGGAAAAGATTATAAATTCGTTCTTACCATCGGTGCATTCGTTCCAATGGAAAAGGAATTGGGGAAGTCGCTCCTTGCGTTACTGAATCCGGCAGAAGGAAAATTCACCGAAGCAATGACCGTAGAAAACATGAAAACTATTCTGAAATACGGCTTGCAGGGGATTAAAAGAGATGATGATACAGTCTATGACTTAATGGATAAATTCATCGAAGATGGCAATACCATTGATATGCTTGCAGGAAAGGTTTTAGAAGCGGTATTGCTTAAATCGGATTTTTTTCTTCCAAGGGCGGCAAAAGTGAAGGCAGAAAAATAGAATCTCTTACGGAATGGGTTGAACTGTCTGAACCATTCGCCTATGGGTATTTGGGATTAAGACCGTGGGAATTTGAAAGAATGACCATGGGAGAATATCTGTCTGTCAGTGATGCATATAGTAAGAAGATGCAGTCTGACGATAGGCGAATGGCGTATTTTACCGCATGGATGCTTACACCGTATAGCGAAGATTTAAACAAGACCTATCAGACAATCTATTATGGATTGCACCCGGATGATAAACCGTTACCTGAAGAGGAAAAAGAACAATTCTGTGAAATGTTTAACGTATGAGGAGATAACAAATGGCTGAGGACTTAAAGTTACATGGCGAAATTGAGATTGATACCAAAAAAGCCAATGAAGCCTTTACCGAATTAGAGGGCAAAGTCAAAAAAACATTTGATGTTTCCCCTTTATCCGCGTTTGAATCCTCTTTAGGCGGCGTAACTGGGAAAATCAATAGTATTTTTGGCACATTTGCTAAAATCTCTGCATTGGCGGCTGGCGGGTTTGGACTGACCGCCATGGTGCAGGGCGCAACACAGGCGGGCGAGAATTTATACCAGCTTTCCAATAGATTTGGCATGACCGTCGGCGAGGCGGCGACTTTCAACAGGATTTTGAGTAGCACCGGTTCCGATGCTATGACCGCCGCGCGTGCTTTAGGCAGACTGGATAACACATTAGCGTCATCGGGGAAGAGCGGCGAAAAAGCCAAAGCGGTATTAGATGCAGTTGGCGTGACACTGACCGATAGCGAAGGACGGTTACTCCCGTACAATGACCAGTTAAAAGCTATGGCAGAAGGCTATGAAAAAGCAGAAAAAGCAGGGGTAAGTCAGGAATTTGTACTTAACACGTTAGGCATGCGCGGCATGGCTTTAGTTGGTACTTTAAAGCAGTATAACGAAGTTGCCAAAATTGCCGCGTCCATCAAAGGTGTTGGACTGGATTCCAACCAAATGCATGAGCTTAATAGGCAGATACAACAGGTAAACATGCAGTTTGGCAGTTTGAAGTTAGTTGCGGGCGTTGCACTTGCACCGTTAGCGCACGAACTTTTGGAAGAAGTTATTCCCGCTTTACAAAATCTTGCAAAATGGTTAGGTGAAAACAAAGAAGATGTTGTTGCTTATACAAAAACCATTGTTGAACTGATAGCCATCTATGAGGGGTTAAAACTTGCGGCGAAAGCGTATGAGAGTATTAGCGTATTCAAAAAGAATATAGAGGATGCATATGCCGCGGCTAAAGCTGTTGCAGAGGCAGAAGCAGAAAAACAGGCAACCGTAAAAGAATCATCTTTGGAAATGGAAGCGGATGCAGAACGTGTGGGCGAAACCATGACGGGTGCATTTGAAGATAGCGAGCAAGCGGCTAATAAGTTTGGCACGACCGCGACGGCACAGGCTAAAAAAGTGGCAAGCGAGGCGACCGTTTCCGCTAATACAGTAAAGACGCAATATGTGGAAGCATATACGGCGGCGCAGGGGAAAGTGGCAGAAACGACCGCGACAACGGCAGGATTAACCGCAGTCACAGAGGCGGCAGGAAATGCGTCTATTGTCGCAGGAGAAAAAACCATTGCGGCGTCAGTATCCGCGACTTCAAAGGTTCAAGTGTTGACAAAGGCGGTATTTGCACTTGCAGGCGGATGGATTGGCGTTGCAGTTGCCATAGGCGAGGCGGCAGTAAGTCTTTATAATTTTTATGAAGAAGAAAAGAAGAAAGCCGCGTCTGAAAAAGTTTATACATACAATGGGAAAGAGTATCAGTACGATGAAAAAGACCATACCATGCTTGAATTGCGGAACGGTGTTAGACGAAATGTATATGACACCAATGAAAATAACGCCGCCTATGAAGCCGCTGTTCAGCAGGGGTTAAAGCTGGATGAAAATGGCAGGATTATAAAAGATAATGAGGATGCAACAAAAAAGAATACAGAAGCATTAGACAATTTCACAAACCAGTACCAAGATATTATGGACAAGATAATGGCGGTTGGGGAATCAGACAGTGAAGGAAAAACGTCAAAAGGTTCATCGAGTAAAGTAGAAAAAGCAACAAAGAACAACCAACAGCAAGACGGAGAATCCAATGCCATGTATGCCATGAGATACCTGATAGGGAACGGGTTCACTAAGGAACAAGCCGCAGGAATTGTCGGGAATCTCATGCAGGAAAGCGGCGGCGGTACGTTTGATTTAGGATTAAACGCGACCGACGGGACGGCACAGGGGATAGCCCAGTGGCAAGGAAGCAGACTAACCGATTTAAGAAACTTCCAAAGAGACAGATTTAATGGCGAGGATACGCTTGATAGCCAGTTGGCTTTCCTTGTCTATGAAATGCAGGACAAGGAAAAAGGCGCATATAACCAAATCAAGGGTACAAACAACGCAAGAGATGCCGCCTATGTGACAGACAAGTATTATGAACGTTCGGCGGGTACAGAACGCGGCAAACGGATGGACTATGCACAAGAGGCATACAATGCGTTTACAGGTGAATTTGGCGAGTATGACGCCAGCGGCGCAAAAGGCATTATAGACCGTCAGAAGCAGATAGATAACGCTAAAAAGCAGTTAGAAGATTTAGAAAAAAGTCTTGACACATCCACCAAAGAAGTAACCGCCACCCAGTACGAAAATCAGATGCAGAAACTTGACACAGAAATAGAAAACAAGAAGAAAGAGATTAAAAATATTAAAGAAGTTTCTGATGATATAGATACGTCCAAAGCTGAAAAAATGCTTGAAACGTATAAAAATGCCAAGATTGATGAGATTAACAAGGAATGGGCTGAATCTTTAGAAAAAGTTAAAGAAAAGGCGACGCAAGTCACGGCGGAAGCCACCAGCGATTACAAGACATTGGCACAAATCCAGTACGAAAACACAGTCAAGCAAGCGGAAAGAGACGAAGAAGAGCAAATTAAGAAACTATCCCGATACAAAGATGATGTGGAAGCGAAGAAAGTTGCAGAAGATGAAAAGACCGCCAAGGTGCTTGCCGCAACCAAGGAAAGAGAACAGGCAATTAGAGATGCTTTTGAAAGAACCGCAAATGCAAGAATTAACGATGGTGATGAACAGGCATTAACCGAATTGCTTAATTCGCAAGATGGGAAAGACTATTTTGACTGGCAGTCCAAGAAAGCAGAAATGCAGGAGTATTACGACGAATGGAAAAAGTCGCATTTAAGCGTTGAGGACATTATCACTCAAACGTCCAAGACCATGCAGTCAAGCCTTGATACCTTCTTCCAAGATGCTTTCATTGGCACAAAGTCTCTTATGGATTCTATCTATAGCCTAGTATCTAATCTTTTTAAGTCCATCCTTTCGCAGTTTACGCAAAAATGGTCGGCGCAGATTACAACGTCCATATTAGGCGGCTTAACGGGGAAGAACGGAAAAGGGAATACAGGGAAGAACACCATTGGTTCAACCGTAACAAATGCAGTCGGTTCTAAGGCAGTCAGCGCAGTCGGCGGATTGTTTGGCGGAAGCAAGAATAACAAAGGATTAGATTTCAAATCAGCAACGAAGTCCCTGAATGCATTTGATAAAGCCACCAAGAGAATTACGGATTCTTTCAAAATTGGTGATACTGGCGTCAAGAGCTTAACCGATACCATGAACATAGGCACGGAAGTAAAGACCGTGGAAAATACAGTCACTAACGTCATGGGTACAGCCACTAAACCAGCAGAGGCGGGTACAACCGAGGCGGCAACCACCGCAATGAGCCAACTGACCAGCGCGGCAATCAGCGCGTCCGTCGCTTTAAATTCTGTTAAAGTTGGCGGTTTAGGCTTTGCGTCCGGCGGCGCAATCAGCGGTATTGGAACATCCACCAGCGATTCCATTCCGGCGATGCTTTCTGATGGCGAGTTCGTATTGAGAGCAGAGGCGGTCAACAGAATAGGCGTACCAACATTAAACGCATTGAATGAGGGCAGAATAAAGCACTTCTCAGCGGGCGGCGTGGTAAGTTCTGTAAGTTCAGTTGGCGGCGCAATCGGCGGCGCGGTATCTATTAACATTTCAGCGATTGACGGAAATTCAGTTCGTTCCTTCCTGAAACGCGGCGGGTTAAAGGAAATCAAGCAGGGTTTATTCAGTGATACGAGGAATTTTGCGAGCAATGCGGGGGTATGGTAATGAGAACATTTCCTGATATACGCAAATTTGCGTGGAAATCAACCAAGGAAACGGCATGGCAGACCACTATCGCCACCGCAGGGAGTGGTCGATGCCGCACACTGACCAATAGAAAATATCCTAAATGGACAATCGTGACAAAGTTTCAAACACTGACAGACGAAGAAAAGAATACCATGTTCGGGTTTATCAATCAGATAAAAGGCGCGTATGAACCATTCTTTTTCCTAGACCCCGAGGACAACAAGGAAACCAACATACCTCTTCCAACTTGCGGGACAAACCAGTATCAGTGCGTCATGAAAATGGGCGATTACGCCCAGCCCGTTTACAAGGTTGAAAATCTGCATGTATTCGTGGATGGCGTGGAATTGCCTAAAACCGATTATGTTGAATCCGGCGGCGTCATCCAGTTAAGAGAGACGCAGATTGGGAAAATAACCGCGTCTTATACTTATTATTGGAAAGTCATCATGAAGAATGACGGGTTTAAGATAACCGCCATTTTCAAGAACATCAATCAATCGGATAATCTGACATTGGAGACAGTGGAATGAAGAACGTAACCAGCGCATTAGAAAATTATCTTCTAACGCAGAGAAACATACAGGCATGTGATATATACGAATTGGTATTGCATAATGGACACCATTACTACTATGCGGATATGGATGCAGACATAACGTATAACTCGAAAGTATACCGTCACGACGGGTTAATGTTTGAGCGCGAGCAGGTGCAGTTAAATTCGACCGTTGTTGTCGATACAATGAGTATTACCATAAAAGGCGGGAAGAATGATAACCTTGAGGGAATGTCATTCGTTAAGGCAGTACATACGGGCGTTCTTGACAGGGCAAAACTGTATTTGCGAAGATGCTTTTTCAGGGATAGCCAAATCATCGGATGCATTGACCTTTTCGGCGGGCTGACGGAAGTGACCAGTGCGGGCGGGTTAGTCGTATCTCTTGACGTAAAGGCGGAAACCAGCGGGCTGAATATGGAATTTCCAATCAGAAAATATTATCCGCAAGGTTCATTCTCAACGGACAAGGATGGTATTGTTACTATCAAAGACAGTGACGATATAGCCGTTGTTGCGCCGTTTAAACCGCAGAAAGAAGTCTTATTGTGACAAATGGGGAAAAGATAGCGCGAGCCGCTTTATCATGGTTGGGGACGCCGCATGTCAACATGGCAAAGTCTAAAGGGCATGGGGTGGACTGTGGGATGCTCCTTATAGGTTCTTTGGAAGATGCGGGACTGATGGAAAAGGATTCCTATCACATTGAACCGTATTCTAACGAATGGGCGTTACACAGAAGCGATGAATGGTTTTTAAGCTATGTGAAAGCGAAATGCGACAAAGTGGACACCATGGATACGGGGGATTTTCTGCTTTATCAGTATGGCAGATGCATTTCTCACGGCGGTATTTACATAGGGGATAACGTTTTGTGTCATGCCATGGTTGATGAGGGTGTGATTTTAACGGAATTGAATGATGTTATGTTTTTAGATGCTAAAGGAAAATCACGGCTTAGAGGAATTTATAGGTTCAGGGGGTAGTCATGGGCTTTTTCAAAGGGCATAACACAACAATACGCTCTAATAAAATCAGCGATTTTAGTGTTGGTACGGCAGAATACGGCAGTCCAGTCATGGAAATACTTGGGACAACTAGAATCACCGGCAACGTGATTTATTATGATGACTTTACCGCACATGAACACAGAGAAACGCAGAAAAGCGGTAAAGGCGGGCGAAGCAAGACAACTACCATCACATATACCTATACCGTGGCTTGCATTATGGGTTTGTGCGAAGGTGAAATCAGCGGGATTGGTAAGATTTGGAAGGATAAAGATGTTTACGCCTATCCCAATTCTTCTTTGGGATTAACGGCTTTTGTTGGTTCACAAAATCAGAAGCCATGGGCGTACCTGACCTCTAAACACCCTGATAAAGCACTTTCTTATAACGGACTTGCCTATGTGGCGGGCGTTATTGATTTGGGGGACAGTGCGTCTTTTCCTAACTATAATTTTGAAGTCAAGGGGAAATTACTTGATACTGGCGATGGAATTGATGTAAATCCTGCTGATTATATCCGTTTCGTATTAGATAAAGTCGGCTTAGGGAATGTACCGATTGACGGATTAGATAATTATAGGAGCTATTGCCGCAATGCCGATATGCTGATTTCCACGCCGTCGGATGCGACAAGTGCCAAGAGTGCGCGCGAAATTATCAATGAAATCGCAACTATCACTAATGCTTATATGTTTTGGTCGAATGATAGATTCAAGATTGTTCCGCTAGAGGATAGACCTGTTGGCGGATGGATGCCGAATAAGACCATCACTTACGATTTAACCAGTGATGACTTCTTGCCGCAGGATAATGGCGCATTGGTTACTTATGCGCGAAAAGATTCCAGTGAAGTATATAATCAGTTTCCGGTGGAGTTTTTATCAAGAGACAACGCTTATGAGACGGAAACCGTTGCTTATGAGTTGACGGATGACATTAAGAAGTACGGACTTAGACAGTCAGACACAATAGAAGCGCATTATTTATATAAAAAGTCCCGCGCGGTTAGATTAGCGGAACAACTTGCCCGCAATGCAAAGTACGGCAGAAACCAGTACACATTTAAACTTGACTGGGCTTTTTGCCGGTTAGAAGTCGGCGATTTAGTTACTCTGACAGATGAAACATGCGGATTAGACCATCAGCCCGCCATTATAAACAGTGTGACAGAGGATGCAGATGGACTTTTAGAATTGACGGCAATTTCTCGCCCGCCGATGGATGTGACAGAAGCGAAGTACAACGTCCATGAGACAGAAAGACCATTCGTGGACTTTAATATGGATGCGCCTAATACATTACCTGTTATCTTTCAGCCGCCTGTTGATATAACAACAACGGGGAATGAGGTTTGGATAGCGGGGAGAGGCGTCAACACGTCATGGGGCGGATGCTATATTTATGCCAGTGAGGACAACATAAACTATAGGCGCGTCGGGCAGTTGACCAATTCAAGCCGTTTAGGGAAGCTCATAAGCGATATATCAGCCGATGATACCACTATCACGGTATCTTGCAATGACCAGCTTATCAGCGGTTCAAAAGAGGATGCCGAGAACGGGAATACTCTTTGCTGGATTGACGGCGAATGTTTCAGCTATCAGACGGCACAGATGGACAGTAACGGGAATTACACGTTAAGCGGATGTATCAGAGGGCAGTATAACACCTTTAAAAGAAGCCATGTTAAGGGTTCTGACTTTGTTAGATGCGATACATATTTAGCTAAACTTCCCTTCCAAAAAGAGGACATTGGGAAAAAGGTGTATTTCAAATTCTGCTCATATAACATTTTCGGGGCGAATGTGCAAGACCTCGCAGATGTTCAGCCGTACCAATATACGATTCAGCAATACTACTTGCCGCCGGTTACTGGGGTAATGGCTAGAAACAGATACAGAAAGCAACAGGACGGCATAGCACGTTATGACATTGTTGTTGATTGGACGCCGCCCGAATTAGATGCTTACGATAGCGCGGATGTTTGGTATAAAACCAATTACGGGCAAGCGGATGACCTGACGTTTAAGGAAGGCGTGCCAGCCGATGAGATGGGATTCAATGGCGAATGGATTTACGGCGGTAACGGGAAAAATGAAGTGGTGATACCGCAAGCTATCGTCGGTGACACATACCAAATTGCGGTATGCACAAAAGACAAATACGGCGTTTCCACCAGTCCTGATTTATCCCCACAGACTAAAATCACAGTTGCTTTAAAAACGGAACTTCCAAATGTTCCTGATGATTTCCAAATCTCTTTTGGAAATACCTGTACGGTAACATGGAAAGAAGTGACCAATGCCGATATAGCTTACTATGAAGTTCGTGATGACACTTCCGTTGGCGTGGAAAGTGTTGGCTTATTAGCAAGAACCAGCGGCACAAGTGCGACGATAGAGCTTGAAAACAGAAAGGGAACGCTTTATTTATATGCGCGTTCAGCAGTCGGGAAATACTCGAATGCCGCAGAATTACAATACAATAAGGCTATTCCTAAAACGCCGAAAGCACCGAGGGTATCTTCTAAACTGGGTGGGATGGCGATAAGTGCTGAACCTATCCCGAGTGGATGCAATGGCATGATTGTGTATGTTTCCGGCGGCACAGAAGAGCAGTCTTTCAAATCAACAAACAACGTGACCAGCTACCTTTGCGATGCGGGTATATATGACGTAAAAGTCGCGTTTACGGATATATTTGGCGAGGGCGAGAAGTCACCAGCCACCCGGTGTATCGTCAAGGTGGAAATAGACGGCGACATGATAAAAGACGGCGTTATTTCCATGGAGAAATTCGACAACGTTATTCAAGATAATATCAACCATATCACGGATATAGATAATTCGGTATCATCCCTTAACACAGAACTTTCGAAAGTACAAGGCAATATAACCAGTTTACAGGCAAAAGATGGTGAGATTGAAGGTCTTGTAAAAGACGGCGATGCCAATTTAGCGTCGCAGATTAAACAGACGGCGGATAGTGTTCAAACGATAGTTACCAACTTAAACAGTCTTGACAATGCAACGCAGAATTATTCAGCTTTTAAGCAGCTTAACACGTCCATACAGACAGTAGTGAACGATGGCTTAAAGAATATCCAGTCGCAAGTAACGCAGAACGCGGATAATATTACATCTATCGTCGGCGAGCTGAATAGTGAAAACCCGACGTATTCCTCTATCTCTCAATTAAAAGATGCGGTGAATCTTCGGGTCAAATCAACCGATTTTAACGGTAAGAACATCATCAGTCAAATCAACCTCGATAAGAGCGGCGCGACCATAGACGGAAAATATCTGCATGTAACCGGCGAGGCGAAGTTTGACAAAGGTGTCATAGCGCAAAACATAGACGCAGGGTCTATCACTGCTGAAAAGCTGGCGGCGAAGTCATTAAGCGCGATGGGAATGAACATAGGTCAGCTTGGCGGAACGACAGGAGCGCGAATGACTATCAGCGACCAACTTATTTGCGTGTACGATGAAAACGGCACATTGAGAGTAAGAATGGGAATTTGGAATGATGATTGAGTTAGGCATTTTCTTTATACTGACCTATATCTTATTCTTCAGAAAGAAATATTAGCGGGGAAACCCGCTTTTATTTTGCTTAAAAACACATCTATTTTGCGATTACAGGCGTTCTCAGACTAACGGCTGGTAAAGTTACATTTAAATACACTCGGGCGCTTAGAAACGAATTTGTGGGATTGCGAAAAATAAATTGCAAAAAGTATTGACAATAAACTTGTAAGGTGATAGTATTATGTCAGAGGGTTCAAGGAAACCCTAGTTGATGAAAGGAAGGAAAACAAAATGAGATTAAACAGTATGCAGAAAGATGCGGTTAATGCGTTTAAATATTATGAGGATATGGAAAACGCTTATTTTCATATCTTGGTAAGAATCGGAAAACTTTTCGTCGGCGGAATCATCAGCAAATCAAAATCTGATGAGCTGATTAAAAAATATGGCGAAAAATACGAAAGCTATGGCGACCGTAAAGAACTTGCTATGGCAGATTTGAAAAGAGATGGAATTATTGTTCACACAAGCAAAGTGATGAATGATTTTTCAGAGGAAGTTTACGAAACGGCAGAAAGAAATCTCTTGAATGAGATTTATTAAAAAGAAAGGGAAAGCGGTGATAGGTTCACCGCTTTAGGACTAGAAAATGGACAAAAGTATTATTCACGGCTTTCATTATTTTGAGGCGATGGCAAACGCATATAAACGCATTTGCGAAAAAATCGAAGAAATGCAGGAAAAGGGAATTGTAACATTTAGTGAGATTGCACATCTCAAGAAAAAATACATTTCGCTTTATACAGAATACAACGCTAGAAAAGAATGGTTCTATGAGATGTTGAGCGCGTCGGGAATCACAGTTACGGAAGAAAATTGCATGAGCGATTTTTCAGCAAAAATTTACAACAAAGAAGAGCAAGACGTCTTGAGAATAGTATCATTTATAGAAAAAGAAAGAGCGAGGACTTGTAAATAAAAATTCAAAAAGTATTGACGATAAACCGATAAAATGGTATTATAATATCAATGAATGATATTTATTGAAAGGAAGAATGGGGAAATGATTTATTATGTTGTCGAATTAGAAAATTTACATTCATTCAGAAAAGCAACGATAGTTTCTGCTAAAAGTTTGAGAGGTGCAAAATCGTGGGCAAGCAGAAACCAATGCTTTTGCAATACGGTCATCGTTGTTGGGCAGAGTGTTGATAACAACGGGTTTATTGATATGGATATGCCGTATTCCTATCGTTATCCTGACAAAAAAGGCGATAATGCATGGCATGATGTTGATTGAAATGTTAAAGAAAGGCGGAAATAATCATGATTTCATTAGAGGGAAAGACGTATGTTTATATAATGCACTTTGATAAATATGAAATTATTCGTTCGAGCGAAACCCTTTTAAGTCGTGAAGATTTAGAAGAAGTAAGAAGAGAAATTGGTGCTAAGTGGGTGGAAGTGTGGGGCAAAAAGAATGCAGAACTTATGCATGACGGAAAAAGATGTGTTGGGCTTTTTAATCGGTGACTTTTTCACATATTATTTCTTCTTATATAACGTTAGGGGTGGGGAAAATGTATATTGAAAAACTCACAAAGAAAGACATAGAAGAGCTAGAAAGCGTTGTCATGGGTTGTGATTGTTTTGACCGCGAGCAAACACAAATTTATATCGACAGTAACCCTAATTTGTACGTTACGTTTTTTGAGGAAATACCGCCCGACGACGATGAACCGGAACAAGAAAAATGCTTTGCGGAAACTAGGTATGTATATTATGATTTCGACCCGCCTGAAATTCGAGACTGGGAACCATTTTACCCGTCGAAGATAAACGCCGCATACTTTAAGTGGATGGTGGACAAGTTTGGCGAGAAATACATTAAAGACTATTTTGAACATCATACTGGCGTAAGCGTGTGATGAGAAAGGAAAAGACAAATGACAGTTAGAGAAGTTTTGAAAAACGTGAATAAAAGTCTTGTGCATTTTGCTATTTTTGAATCAATCAATTCGAATAAATCCATGTACGAAAATATCGACACAATAAAAGAATACGGAAGAATTGTTCATCCGAAGTTTCCGTATACATTGGAAGAATTAGAAAATAGGGAAGTGTGCGACATTTTCCCCGATTATTGCCCTGAGCTTTGCCGATATGATGATGACCCATCATTAAGCGGCATTGATATTGAGGATACTATTGAACCAGTATTAGTGATTGTTCTGAAAGGAAAATAAAAATGACAGTTAGAGACTTTTTGGAAGTTTATGATAAAGAGAGCGTTGTTTGGGTATACGACGATGCGACTGAGAAATGTCTTTATGATAGTGAAGAGGATAATCATGTAGACGACAGAGTGTTACAGATAGCTATACAGGGAATAGAGGAAGGGGTAAGAGGTGGGGTTTGTATCAAAGTGAATACAAGAAATTTACCGGAGTACAACACACGAAAATTTTTAGAAGATTTCAGAAATGAATTTAATAATCAAATCAGACCATGCGTTACAGATGAAACGTTAAAAAAGTGGTGCATTGACTTGAATGACGATAAATTGTTTTTTTGCCCTTCTGAATTGAAAGCAATTAAAGATATTAGGGAATGCGTCAATAAGATTGCAGATATTTTAAATGAGTATTTTAAGAAATGACAAGATGCGGCGTTGTTATCCGTGTTAATACAGGGGATTTAGGTGAACAAAAATGAATCTATGTGATATTTATATAGAAAAGATTATTGAGGTTATAACATACGATAAGGATAAGTATGTAATTGCAATCCTTGACACCGATTGTTGTGGATGCAAGCAAAAAGGCGTAAAAGCGTTCTTCACAAAAGAAGGATGGGAGAAAGCGAAAAAAGAAGGGAAATACCTTGGCTAGAAAGGGGAATTTAAGGTGACTATTAAAGAACTGTTTGTGTGGGCAGAAAATAATAACTGCTTGGATTGCGATATATGTGTTAAAAACAGATACGATGGTGGACTGTATTTCGGAATGGACTATGATATTCATCCTACGCTCGAGGAAACAGCCCGTGAAAATTCTTCGAGTAAAAATGTGGTTGTATTGTAGGAAGGGAAAATCGAAAGCAGATGAATAAATTCAAAGTTGGTGATAAGGTTCGTTCTCCTATACTGGGGGTTGGAGTTGTAGAAGATGTTAAAGGTTCAGAGTCTGCTTACCCAATTATAGTAAAATGGGTAGGAGGTTCTTCATATGCTGAGCCTTATTCTTATTTTACATTAGAAGGACATTACTATATCGACGGTGCGGAGCCAGACAACGATATTGAATTGTTAGAAGGAGAGGACACAGCGGAAGAGAACAAGATTAAAGCAGACGCTATAGAAGACAAAAAATTCATGGATATATGCAAAAAAATAGATGAAGAAGATACAAATCGGATGGAAGAAGTACTCGAAAAGAAAGTGGATGAAGCTATCAACCCGAAGCATTGCAAGGTAGATGGTATTCCCGAAACGATTGAAATCATGCAGGGACTGATGACGAAAGAGCAGCTTGAAGGCTTTTTGCTGGGTAACATCATCAAGTATGCATATAGATATGGAAGAAAAGGGGACAAGCAAGAGACCGCAGGTAAAATTGAATGGTATGCACAGAAGTTGAAAGAATTAAAGGAGTGTAAAAGCGAATGAAACTTAAAGAGTTACTTGAAGTGGTTCCAAATGATTATGAAATTGGTCTTGCAAATTTTGATAAAAATATTTGCGCCAATTTTTACTTCAAAAAAGAGGATGCTATTATGGGATTTGCTCAGAAAGCCCCTATGATGCCAGAAGAAATTGAGAATCTGAATGTCATTGCAATTCATCCGGGAGCGGTTGCACATCTTTCGGATGAGGGTGAGGTGTTCGGGGATGATACAGCTGAACTCCGTATTAAGACCCAACTCCTGATTGAAATTGCATAAGAGAAAAGAGGAAAATACATTGGCTGAATTTAAAATTGGTGACAGGGTTCACAATATCAATTTTGGATATGGGACTATACGCGAACGCACAAATAAAGGATATTGGCTTGTTGATTGGGATGAAAGACTTATTAGGAAAATCACCGATGTGGAATATACAGACAACGGGGTTGACAGGAAATGCAGAATATTTTACTACCCTTGCGATTGTATTAGCAAGGTGTCAGAAAAAAGCAAATTTAAAGATGAAATAATCAACGATGTTGTAAGCCAAATCATGCGTTTCCTTGTGCGGTTTGGCAAGGTATCTGTTATAGGGAACTTAAATGCCAAAAAGGCATTTTGCGAAGCAGAAGAAATTTTAGCTGATAAAGCGTATAGTCTGTCATGGGAAATTGATGACATGAATTGCACTATAAGCGTAAAAACCAAAATAGGAGAGATAGAGATTGTAAGGCTGATGAAATCAGATATGACCGATGAGCAGAAAAGTATTTTGCTTATTTTTAATGCATTGGTAAAAAGGCAGTTAGAGGAAGAGAAAAGAAAAAGAGATGAAGAATGCAAAAGAAACAGGGAATTGCTTATTGAACGGCAGATGAGAAAGGCAGGAATCATTATATGATTTCATTCAAGGACGAATCACCATACATTTATACACTGTATTTCAAGAAAGATGGTATTGAATATGGGATTATCCATTCAAGCGAAATATTTTTAGACCGTAAAGCACTTGAAGAGCTGAAAAGGATGACGGGTGCGGAACAGGTGAAAGAAGTCACATATGCAGAATACAAAGCAAAAAGAATATAAACTTTATTATCTGATGGAAAGAGATGGGTTGGAATATGGCGTTATTGAATCAGATAAGCCCGTTATCAGCGACGAAGAAATTGCGAGGATAAAGGAAAAGCTGGGTGCGAAATGGGCGTTACAAATAGCTCGCACCGAATGTTTGTAGTAAGGTGTAGTCCTCATTGTATTAAAATATAGGTAAGTTATACAAAGGGGGGACATTATGCGACCACAAGCATATCAAACACCTGAAATAAGAGATGAGAACGATTTTATCATTCAGCAGGGAACCTTCGGGAAGAAAACACCGTTTGTAAATTCCCAAAATGACGGGATACTTGACTATATTATTAACAACCTAGAAGCCATCAAAGGCGAGAAAGAAAGCAAAGAAGACGCGCAGACAGAATATAAGAAATTGCAAGATAGCATAGACAAGTGTACAAGCGCTATATCTGCGCTAGAAGAAAAAATGAATGCACTATTGAATAAATAGGTGGGGAAAATGTTTAGGATAATTGGAACAAAAATCTTTTTGACGCGTGGGGACACCGCCCTTATTGATATAAAAATTCTGAACATGGACGGCACGGAATATGAACTGAAAGCTGGCGACCAAGTCTTATTCACTGTTAAAAAGAATACAAAAGACGAGGCGGTTCTGTTCCAAAAAACTCCCGTCGATGGAATTATAGAAATATCCCCAGCAGATACAGACTATTTAAGATTTGGAGATTATGTATATGACTGTCAATTAAGAACTTATGACGGCATTATTCAAACATTTATACCGCCGTCTCTTTTTAGAGTGATGGAAGAGGTGACTTATTGATGCATGCGGCACGAGACAGACCTAGTAGGGAAGATGATATGCGAAAAATTATTATTTTAAAACCACGGCTTGAATTAACTGGCGTGCTATCGTCTGTCGGGGAACCGCCTGATTATTTAATCGCAACGGATGAAGATATCAATAATTTATTTATAAGTAAGGAAGACAAAAATGGCTGATAAATTCGTAAAACTTGCACAATTAGGAACGTTTCTTAAAAATCTGAAAAACATATTCGTGCAGAAAGACGGTTCGAAAGTGCTTTCTGACAATAATTACACTACTGCGGAAAAGAATAAGTTGGCTGGTATTTCGCCCAATGCGAACGCCTATACTTTGCCGACTGCAAGCGCATCTGTACTTGGCGGCGTAAAAATTGGCACTAACGTGGCAATTAGTGATGGCACTATTTCTGTTGATTTGTCAGGTAAGGTGGATAAAGTAAGCGGAAAGGGACTTTCTTCGAATGATTACACCACATCAGAAAAGACAAAACTCGCAGGATTGTCTAATTATACACTTCCCATTGCAAGCGCATCTGCATTAGGTGGCATCAAGATTGGCGCAAACCTTTCCATTTCTGCTGATGGCGTACTTTCTGCCACTCAAGGAACGATAGACCTTTCTTCGTATGCAAAAAAAGCGACAACGCTTGCTGGTTATGGCATCACTGACGCAAAGATTTCAAACGGAACAATCACATTAGGGGCGGCATCTATTAAGCCGTTGACCGCGCATCAGTCTTTGGCTGATTATGCCAAAACCGCTGACATTGCTAGTACATATGCAACAAAAGCGTCTGTACCGACGAAAACAAGTCAGATTACCAATGATAGCAATTTCGTTTCGTCCGACACGCTCAAAAATTATGCTTTAAAATCGGACGTGGCTAGTGCCGTTATTTATAAAGGCTCTGTAGATAATTATTCCGATTTACCGAGTACAGGCGTGCAGGTTGGATGGATGTATAACATTGTGAATGCAGACCCGACGCACGAAATCAACGCGGGTGATAATGTGGTATACAACGGGAATACATGGGACAATTACAACGGGCTTATTACTATTGATTCTGCAACGGACGGTGATATTGACGGGCTCTTTACAGCAGAAGGGGTGTGATTAGATGTCTTGGATTACACTCGATAATCTAAAGAGGTTTTGGAAAGGGTTGCGGACTAACCCAATCACGTTCACTGGAGAGATTGATTTACAGAACACCACCAGATACAAAGGCAATGAGATTGCCACCAAGGCTGATGTTAAGTCAGCTATTGCTGCTATCGCCTCTTATGAAGATACTAAATTTTAAAGGAGGTTTATAATGGCTAATACAGTTGAAAAAGGTTTAGTCAATAAGTCTACACTTACTGCCATTGGTAATGCTATTAGAGCTAAGAATGGCACTACTACCAAATATAAACCTTCTGAAATGGCAACGGCTATCAGTAACATCAAAGGGGAAGATATAATTGTTACAACAGGTGACAAATATACTCTCAAAGTAATTAACCCTAGTAATGGTACTATTATTTCTTCTTTAGTAGCAAAGACTATAAACAATTCGGATGGAACAGTGAGTGCTGGAATTACAGATAACTCTACTTACAACCCTAATACTGGCTATGACCCAGGTGCTATTCTTCGCAGTTTCAGCAAAGATACAGGGGTATATACAGTTACAGGGACTGCTGCTAGTCCAACTAGTGCTATTGATTCTCGTGGGTTTGCTAGGATGTACGGAGAATTATCAGGTTCGGATATGTACCTATATCCATCTAATAATTATTCTGGAACACGCAAAAACCTTGAAAACGCAAGCGGTAAGATTTTTATAGCAGGTCTAAAATCTAAGTACTCGGGTAATTATGTTGATTTTAGCATAAAAGTCTATGCGTTTTTTGACCCGTATAATATAGATAAATATGACGGTATTAGTGTAGGGACTGGCAAGGAAGAAATAGCACTAGCGTACTTTTCAATACCGAATTGCACTAGTAGCAGATTCTACTTCGGCTACTGGTATGAAGAATTTGCAAACTTAAAATATGCAGACTTTGGATTTATTGCAAAAGTCAACGAGTTTCATTGGAAAGGTTCAGTGTTACAAACTGTGATAATTAGAAACACAAATAGCAAAATAGACCTTCCAAGTGGTTACCTAGGTGCTGGTAAAATAACAAATCTTTATGTGCCATCGTCTTTACTCTCTGCTTATAAAGCCGATTCAATGTGGTCTAAATACGTTGTCAACTTTATAGCTTTAGAGGGTTCTAAATACGAAGACCCATATGCATTCTTAGATGAAATTCCAACATAGGAGGTTAATATGCTTACCGCAAGAGAATACCTTAAAAGAACTAACGACAACTTAAAAACATGTGAGTTGTATAATGTTATCTATGAATACTTAGATGGTTTGACTTTAGACACGAAAGACCCTAAAGCAAAGCGCATGTTGCTTAAACTCCATGAGTTAGACTACGGTCCTTACTTCGATACCGATATCGCTGTGGACGCGGTATCTCATATGGAAAACGTGGATGGTACGACTGGGGCGCACTGGGAATTTGCAGAGGTGGAAGAAGAAGCTAAGAAGCGTCACATTGATAGACCAGCCGACTTGTACTATGCCATCAATATGTTATACAGTGACCTTTCTAATATTCTTGGTAAAGACCCTGAAAAGTATATCGCGGTGGCTAAAGCATTGTATTGGGATGACCCTGACATGCCGGAAGGTAAACTGTTCAAACAGTATGTAGCCACCATCTAGTTCTTAATACATTGATGTTGAAAGTAGGTAACGGAAAATTATGGTAAACATTGCAATCTTTCAAAAATGGATTACGGAAAACATCAGCGCATTAGAAATGGAACTATCAAAATGCCGCTTAAAAGCAAATAAATATCAAAAAATTTATTCGGGGAAATTGTTTGTGTACACTCGGTTAGGTAACGTTGATTATAAGTTGAAAGCTATTGAAGAAATCGAAAGAAAGGTACAACAAGACCAAATTGCTTTCCCGAAAGAAAACAGAAGAGACAAATGGGTGTATTACGGTATTATAACCGCATGCGAAGATGCTAAAATCATGCTTAAAGCATTAAGTTAAACATTATTACGAGGCTACGTTACATGCAATTAAATGAAATATGGTCTATAATAGAAGAGAGAAATAAAGTTAATGTTTACGATGATTCAAATATGAAACTTCTTTATCATGGCGAGCCAGCTTATATCCCAGTTATATATGGGGATTATTATATTACGTCGATATACGCCGAAGATATGAACGAATTAGGCGTTGAGGTTAATACGGATGTGTAAGCGATGAGTGTACTAAGCATTATTCTTTTAATCATATTTTCCGCGGGGATAAACAATCTTTTCTTTACAAGGATAGCAAACTATGATGATGGCTTTTTCAAATATTTACTGAAAACGACATTTTGCTTGATTCTGTCAGTTACTTTAGTTGCGCTTTCTATTGGGATTTTTGAATTGTTTACTTACGCAGGGGAAATAATATATTTGCGGTATTTATAGGTGGACGGATGCGAGAACATGAACTTTTAAATAAAGCATTGAAATGGATAGATGCCGTTGAATCGGGCAAAAGAAAGTATGATGTAGATGATATTCAAACGGTCAGTGGTGGTTATACATTTCAAATTATCCATGGTTCCAAAAGCATGAGGCTTTTTGTGTATGCAAAAAGCATTTCTGTCTATCTTCACGAGACTAAATATGATTGTTGTTGCACAACGCAGGTATTGTTTAATCAAGAATTATTAAACTATGCCAATCAAGAGAAAGTTTGGAATTTTGCCGTGAATCTTTATGAACGCAAAATGTCGAATAACCCTAACGAAGAAATGGAATTATCTGAAAAATTGATGTTATGGGGATTTTTTATCACGGTGTTATTGGGTTTTGCCGCGTGTATGTACGTTCTATGTAAGGGAGTAGGATGAATGGCGCAAGGATTACAAGTGTTTGATGCAGAAGGAAATATTGTTATTGATATTTCTGATAGTCTAACACGAATTATCGGGGAAGGAACATTTGACGGCAATGATTCCAGCCTAAAAGATGATAAGATTGTTGGTTCTCGTGTGTGGATACGAATTGTATCGATAACGCATGCAACATCAAACCCAATAGAAAAAACGGTTGGAATTGCACCGGTTTTTACGGTAAGCGGAAATACAATAAGTTGGAAATATGACAAAAGCAATATAAAGATAATAAACGGCTGGTTTGGCGCACCGACTGATGCATCATATATTCCTGTGTGGGGAGACAATATGTCTCAAATCAAATATGCAAATTGTACCGGAAACTTTCTATATGGGACGTATTAAATATGAATGAAGGAATTGAAATATTTAATAGTGATAACCATATAGTGGTCAATGATACCTTTAATAATTTGGTGTTAAAGCGGAAGGTTAAACTTGTTGATTTGCCAGTTCCAAAAGATAGTACCGTTTACTTGAATGTGTTGTGGGATAGTAAGTGTGACCATTATGGCGTTGAACTAACTCTCGGCGATAATGAAAAGTTATTTGGATTTAGTTGTAAAAACAGTGAAATGGAAAACATGGGTGGATTTTTCACTATACAGAGAATGGAAGAAAATAGATATGTGTTTACATGGCGTGATAAAAATCCATTTACCAGCACAGATGTAGATTTATCCGACGTTTACGTTTATGTTTTTGGCACGGAAACAACTGAACAAAGTAATTTTGGATTGCAAGTGTTTAATGGCAAGAACTGCATATTCGATAGCGGCAGGAAATATATAAGAGTTGTTGGACAAGATAAAAACATAGGGACGGAATCAGACTTGCGGTATGCGTATTGCCCATACGCATTTCCGATGACTAGGATAAACGTGTCGCATGATAGCTTCGTTGGGGATGTATACAGAGGAATGTGGGGATATTCTTACATGAATCAAGGAAAATGGAAAACGGGTGCTATTCATGGATGCGTGTTCAGCAATTTCTTTGGATATAGCGGCGTTGGTCTAGCGGAATATGAAAATTTTGGGTGGTTGACTATTAATGTGGAAAACTTATGAGGTATCTTATGGAAAAATTAGGACGACCGGCGGATGAGATGATACAAGCAACATTGCTAAGGTATATTGGAAATGTGGAACCAAGCACAATAAAAGATTTGGTTAAATATTACTTGAAACTAAAAATGATTACAGATGAGACAGCGAATTTAGTATTATCCAAACTCAATGAATGTAGTAAATTGTAATTTCAAAAGACGTCACAACTTTGTAGTAAATTGTACTTGCATAGATTACTATATTCTTATAAAATGGAGAAAAGAGGCGATATTTAACAAATGAACGGGATTAAAGAAGGCGAACTAGCGATTATTCGCTTTGAAGACTTAGATGCTATGTGCCGGATGGAACGTGTTGGCGAGAACCTTGCGTGGGTCAATGAAATGACGGGTGATGTTTTCTGCGAAGATGGCGATGGCGTTATCATCAGATTTTTAGATGAGATGGAACGTAGCACCGACTGGAAAGAACGCCTTTATGCAGAATACTGGCAAACGAAAATACGCTTAAAGAAACTGAAACCATATATAAATAAGCGTATTGATGGACTTTCAACAGAGAAAGAACCTATTGAGATTCTTCTGATGCAGGAAAATTACATGCAAGGCTATCTTAGATGCCTAGAAGCTAATGCAAGATATAATGGCATAGATTTAGGAGATAAGGGCAATGAGGGCAAACAGGAAGCGGGTCAAGGAATGGCTTAGGAAAATGGATAAAGAGGATTACCAGAGGTTACTTGATACCGCTTTATTTACGCCTGATGAGAAGGAATACATACACATGCATTGCATCGAAGGAATGACATTTCAGCAGATATACATAGACAAAGGAATGTCAAAAAGCAATATGTGTCGTATTGCCGAGCGCATAGCAAGCAAGATGGAACGGGCAATCGAAAAGATGGAAAAATAATTTCCAAAAAGTATTGACAAAACACCAAAAATCATTATAATAATATATGTAAGGTTCAGTTAGACCTTGCGGGTGGTCACGACCTGAACGTGACTGGTGAGGGTGGGAAACTTCAATTTGTTCAATAGACCACTGTCCATAAGGCAATCCCCGAACAAATTCAAACCATGTGTCACATGGCGGGTAAAACGCTTGCAAAACAGGCTTAGGCAAGAACTGACGGGGTGCGCTCGCGGTCAGTTGCTGGCGGGCGGCATCCATATTATGCCCGAAAAAATCACACGAGTTATAAATGTGCCTAAGCCATTCGATACACACGGGGTGTAATTGCATAGCATAGAGCAACGCTTGAACCGTGTGATAAATACCGCTCATATCCGAGGTTATTTCTTCCTTTCATCGCCTCGAACATGTGCGGTATTTTTATTGCTATTTTTAGGAAATTGCATTAGACCATACATGGCGCAATGTGTGAGAAAATACATTTAGAGGTGATGGATATGTATCCGAATTTCACATACGGCTTAAATGGTCACGAAGTATCAAGCATAGAAGAAGCAAGAGCGGCTCAAATCATACCGAACGGCATGATTTACTATTTTCCGTCCATGGCAGAGGGCAGGATATACGCCAAAACGACCGACATGAACGGCGGACTTATATTTAATGTATACGAGCTTAGGGAACAAAAGAAACCGATTACGACAGAGCAGTTAGAGCAGAAGATAGACCGATTAGAAAAGATGATAGAAGAAATGAAGAAAGGTGATGATTTCGATGTTTCAACAGTCAAATGATTTACTTTCATTTATTCAGTACATGGCAGGATTCAACCCTATCATGAAAAGCTCACTGGAAGCAGTGAAGGGGAAAAATGAAGAACAGTTGAAAGAAACTGTTAGGAAGCTCGCTAGGAGCAGAGGAATGGACGATAATCAATTAAACCAATTCTTACAGGGGTATGGACTGCACCTGTAATTTTATAAAGAGAGGAGCATAATCATGGAAGAAGGAATGAACAACTGGGGATGTGGCGGCGTACTCATGTGGGTACTTGTCATCTTTGCCCTGATGGGTGGCGGCGGATTCGGCGGATTTGGAAACCGAGCTGGGCTTACGCAGGCTGAAATGCAACAGGGGTTCAACCATCAAGACACGCAAGGTCAGTTAAGAGGCATCTCTTATGGGCTGGCAGATTCTGCTTATTCGCTGAACAATGCCATTATGCAAGGACAGAATAGCCTTGAAAAAACCGTTATGCAGGGAAACAACGGTTTAGGAATGGCTATCATGGGCGGTAACAACGGCTTAGAGAAGAATATCATGCAAACTGGATATGGCATTAGCCAGCAGTTAAACAATAACCGATTCGAGCAACAGAATTGTTGCTGTGAACAAAAGCAGCTGATACTCCAAAGCATGGCGAACAACGACAAGAATACCTGCGAGCTTAAAACTGCGATTCATGCCGAGGGAGAAGCGACTAGGGCGATGATTGCTAATAATCAGATTCAAGACCTTAGAGAAAAGATTGCGGATAAAGATAGAGAATTACAGACCGCTAATTTCAACCTTTCACAAGTTGCACAATCTGCGGCTATTGTTGGTAAGATTTCCCCTAGACCTGTACCAGCTTATATGACGGCAAGCCCCTATCAGTCACTCTATGGATGCGGCGGGGTCATGGTATGAGAACAACGGCGGTTGCGGTAAGCGGCACTAACTTGGTGCTTACTATACCGCAAGAAACGTATGTGAACAACAAATGCTTTTTGCTGAATGTTGTTCAACCAATACCGACAACGATAACCCAGTACATGCCAGTAGTCATACAGATAGGGACGGGCGAAACACTGTACCCTGTGAGAACACGTTGCGGGCATAACGTTTATGCCAACCAGTTGAAAGCAGGGCGGTTTTACCTGATGATTACGGCGGCGGATTCAGGAACTTTTATCCTTCATGGATGGCTGAATACCTGCAATACGGGAAACGTTAATAGCTTGCCTTAACAATAAGGGACGGTGGGACTACACAAATAGTCTGCCGTCCTTTTATTGTACTTTTTTATAGCTAATAATATGTTAGTTTATAGAAAAGGGGGTACTATGGAAAACATAATCATTGGAATCGCGACGCAAGGCGTATATGCCATTTTAGCGTTCACTATCGGCTATCTTTGGAACAAGTCTAAAGGCTTATCCGAAAAGGTAAAAAGTAGTGACCGCGGTATGAGAGTATTGCTAAAAATACAACTAAAAACCATCCACCAACAGGCGGTTGAGCGAGGAAGCGTAACATACGAAGAAGAAGATTTAGCGGAAGAAATATACAGAGCTTACCATGGGCTTGGTGGAAATGGGCAAGGTACTGCTATTATGCAGAGTATCAGAAAAATGAAGGTGATGCCGAATGACGCTGAAAACAATAAAGCAGAAACTTAAAAAAGCCAAAATGTCAATGATGGTTATATACCTGTACGGAACTGGACTTATAACCCTATTTGTTATGGTGATAGCCTCTTGGCTGGCAAATACCGCAGGATACAATACAAACACGCAGATACTTATTAACTTTTGGAACTCATACACGACTGCCGCCGTCATAGGTGCGGTTGGGTTTGTTTCTATCTTCTCCGTGGATACTTTGAAAAACGGGGAAAGCGATATAGCAGAAAAAAAATCTGCTGAAGGAACGACATTGAACACAAGCGTCCAAAAGATGAGTACAAACGTTCAAAATGCATTAAATAAGATAGGGAGATAGCATGTTAGGAATCGACGTAAGCGAAAACAACGGGTATATTGATTGGGAATCTGTGAAAAATGCAGGATATGAATTTGCGATAATTCGCTTAGGATGGGGACATTCTCACTTAGATGAATCATTCTATGACAACATCAACGGCGCGATTGATGCAGGATTAAAGGTCGGTGTATATTATTATTCCTATGCATTATCCGAAGATGCGGCACGAGAAGAGGCTGAATTTTGTGCAAATCTACTGGAAGATTGCGGACTGACAAATGACATGCTCGAAATGGGCGTGTGGTTTGACATGGAAGATGCTGATGGGTATAAAGACAGGAACGGATTTACTGACAGGCAGGAATTAACCGATTGCGTCAATGTATTCGTAAATTACATGGCGGAAAAGGGCTATAGATGCGGACTGTATTCAAATTATGACTGGCTCACAAACGTATTATATATGGAACAAGTAGATTGCGACGTATGGTGCGCCCAGTATAATTACCAATGTGATTACCCGAACGCCGCCATTTGGCAGTATAGTGATTGTGAGAAAATAGGCGGTCAGTCATTCGACGCTGACGAAACAATAGATTTTGAATAATTATTTATTTTCTTTAATAGAAAAGCGTGATTACATGAATGAAAATTCAAAAATTCGCATAGAGGTAACAAATGATAGGAAAAAAGAAATTATTGCTATCCTTATTGTTCTCATCCTTGCTTTTCTGTGGATATGGTACGGCGTCGGCGTATCAGATAACGGAAGGGGAGCTGAATCAGTTAGAAACGAACTTGAATCAGCTCAAGAAGAGCAACGCGACCAAACAGAATCTCTTGACCGAGCAGAAGAAGCAAATAGAAACGCTCAACAGTCAGTTAGAGAAAGCAGACAATCAGCTGGAAGAATCGAAGAAAGAAACACAGAAATCCAAAACATTGAACGAAGCGACGCAGAAATCATTAGACAAAGCCAACAAATACTTGAGAGAGTACGAGCAAGAGGTTAAGCACAAAATGAAAGTGAAAGACCGCCAATTAAGAACGTGGAAAGGCATTTCAGCCATATTGGCAGGAATTGTCGTAAAGAAAGCAATAAAATAACGTAGAAAAAACGCCCATTATCATGGTAAAAACCTTGATAAAATGGGCGTTTTGACTATATTTGTCTATTGGTACATGGTATAATAAGAAAGGTGGTAAATCCACCAAATTTTGAAGAAAGGAGAAAAAATGTGTTCAAACTGAATAGGATTACCGCCATCATCATCCTAATTTTACTGATGCAGGTGATGATAGCGGTAAAAGTACGCTTGATTGAATGGTTGGTGTCCATTCTTTAAGCGATAGGGGGCGTTGATAGGTTCAACGCCTTCCCCTATCAGTTTATCACAGGTAAGGAGCGATGACAACGGAAAAAATAACCATGGCACTTGCATTATGCGCCGTCGTACTGTCTGCACTGAATTTAGCATGCTTAATCTGTAAATAAAAATGTGTTGACAAGAAATCTCTATAGTGGTATTCTATATACATCCGATAACAAGGCTTTAAGAAAGGATTGATAATTATGACTAGAGAAGAACTTTGGGATGCATTCACTGATTTGGACGATGACAAGATGGCAGACGTTACTATGAATGCTATCAATGTGAGAGTTTTTAAACTGGATGACTTTGACGATGAAATGCGACGCGCGGACATGTCACCAACTGATATTGTGGTAATGATTGAATATAGCCCTGAGTTTTCAATTTTTAAAAAAGGTGAATGGATTGTATTTGACGTTGACAAGCAGATAATCGAATCTAACCTTAATTTACTTTACCTATTGTCATATTATCAGGATGAAATCACGGACGCATTGGAAGAGGATGAATCCTTACTTGAATGATATTAAACGCCTGTCATAATGATGGGCGTTTTTATTTTATAAAAAACATTTGACAATACGCTTATAACGGTGTATTATATATACAGTAAAGCGATACCGATTAAAGAAAGGAAGAAAGCAAAAATGAGAATTTATCTGACAGATACTGATGAATACGATGAAATTTCAATTTTCAGCAGAAATGGAATTGAGGGGAACGCGGAAAAATTGGGTATCAGCTATAGTTACCTTAAAGGCGCATACACGATGAATAATGAGCAGTTCGAATGGCTGATGAAATTCAGCAAGCAAATTCAGCACTGCGATGACATGATGGATAAATTGGATGCGGAAACAGCGAATGAAATTTTTGATGATTGTGCATTTGAGTGTGCATATTATTATCTATTCATTGACCGCCTTGAAAAGGCACTCAAAAAAGAGTGCGCAAAGAGAAAATACATGCGGCGCGTATCCTATGCGGCTTGAGAGTGAGAGGTGAGAAATCACCTCTTTTCTTTTGTGCTAAATACGCTTGATTATAGGCGTTTCTTGCATGTTGGACGATAACTATATCAAAAGTAACCGAAAACGCCTATAAACGGAAAATAGGGCGGTTTACGGCGGTTTTAACTTATATTGCAAGTTGCAAGGCAACATAACTAAGCAAAAGCGAAAGATTGTAGTTTATTATAGTTGATTTTGGCGTAAAATATTGGTAGGTGGTAAAAATGGCAAGAAAATTCTTTAAAAAAATGCAAAACATGGAAAATGGAATTTTTAGCGGTGTTGGTAAATATAACATCCCTGTACTTCAAGGAATCAAGGCAGAAGAATTTAACGCCAACACGCATTGGATTGACTTCCATCAAACAACGAAGGCACGCAAAAATAGAAAGTCGTATTCCGTACATTTCTTCGTGGATGACTACCAATTCGAAAGATGCTGGTCGGCTTTAGGCACTTACACGAAACTTCTTGAGCAATTCAACTATGTATGTACGCCTGATTTCTCACTTTATATTGATATGCCGAAAGCTATTCAAATCTATAATCACTACAGAAAGCATTACTTAGGGGCATATTGGCAGAGCAAAGGAATTAAAGTTTTGCCGACAATTACATGGGCAGACAAGGCATCTTATGATTTCTGCTTTGACGGGGAGCCTAAAAATTCCGTTGTGGTAACATCAACGGTCGGCATCCTTTCTAGTGATACATCAAAAAGGCTTTTCCTTGACGGGTATCGTGAGATGAAAGAACGGCTGAATCCGTCTTTAGTTATTTGCTACGGTCGCATTCCTGATGGACTTTTAGGCAATGACAGGGTTATCAATATCCCTGCTTTTTATGAACAGACTGCGAAACGTTGCAAAATGCACGATGCGGTCATGAAAGCGTTTAAATCATGAAAGGTGGTAACAATTATGGGTGGTAGAGGTGCAAGTTTTGCCACAGTAAGAGCTGGTGGCGGCGGTATTGCTAATTTCAACAAATCTGCGTATGGAAGACGAAACGGGATTGCTCCGAATAGGGGTTCAAACAACGTTAGACTTGCTAGAGCGGTGAATAGAAATCTTAACGCAAGCGCAGTAAGAGCAAGATAATCATTTCAAAGTCCAACTTAATTGTTGGACTTTTTTATTGGAGAAATCAAAAGTTTTACTTGAAATCGTATATACAATATGATAGAATATAGTCATCAAGAGATTTCGCTTGTAAGTCATATCTCTATGAGCGTGCGGGTTTGCCCACCCGCATTATGTGGATGACGCCAAATGGATACAGGCGGCGAAAGCTAGAGCGGGTTCGATTCCCAGCCATCCGCAAGTAAGTAAAATAACGGAAAGTGCCGTTTTTTCAAAAACTTTTTTGGGACGTAACAGAGGTTACGGTTTCTATGCCTACATTGTCAGGTACCTGACAAATGGCTAGGACGCTTATCCGCCAGCGTGCAAGACGGGTCGGCATTTAGCTATTCGGATGCCGAGTAAATGCGGAATAGCAAAAAGCCATATGGCGAGACGTCAACTCTTTTACGGTTAGAGGATAAACAACCGTTTGGGCGGGTATCCAAGTGGTTAAAGGATGCAGACTGTAAATCTGTTGCCGCAAGGTTTCGCTGGTTCAAATCCAGCCCCACCCACCATGCCGACTGTCATCGGCGGGGTGAAAATCCCGTGGTCGGCTTTCCTCTCATCATAGCGGGCGAAAGCCCGCATAGGGGGTTAGCATAGTGGATAGTGCAACGGACTTTGACTCCGTTTATGGTGGTTCGATTCCACTACCCCCTGCCAATATGGGGATATAGCTTAAATGGTAAAGCAAGTGGCTCATAACCGCTTCGATGTGGGTTCAAGTCCCGCTGTCCCCACCATTTACTTGACTTCACGAAAATGGTTTACAATCTCTCTCTAGGTGCGAGATTAAACGACACCCACCAAAGTCCTGCCGGACTGTATACAGAATGGCAGGCGTTTCCCGATACGAAGTAGGGACGGTACTTGCATACGGATATTGCTTGCCAACAGGTGTACACAACCCGAGCAATAGGAAGGCAAGCGGATTCTTAAAATTGCTTGACGTCATTGAAAGCGATTTAGGCGGGAAACCGCCGCATGTGGAAGTATTGAAGCGAAAGTTTTAGTGCTTCCTGCCCATGCTAGAGTGGTGGAATTGGCATACACGGCGGACTTAAAATCCGCTACCTTTAATGGTATGTGGGTTCAAATCCCACCTTTAGCACCATCAGGGTTGGTCTTTCCCCTGTGCGAAAAAAAGGCATGTTCCTCACCCGTGAACGTGGACCGGGGCGCAGACGCTAAAAATTCCTGCGAGAGTGGAAATAATACACGCACCTCATTTCATTTTTATACATATATAATGCGAACATTGCGTGTTACCGCCGCTTTACGCGCGAAAAGTAAAGCAACGCCGCTAACCGGCGGTTAAAGGGTTAGTGTGATTAAAAACTGTTTCCTTAACATAGTGGAAAGCCACCGCCATATCGCACTATTGGCGGGCATATGTGGGAAAGACAGGGGAAACACCTGTTTATCCCTTTTCGCGAAATGAACCGGCTGGGTTGGCGAATGCCAGTAAGCTCTTGAAAAAGCGAGAAATCCTTTGTCGGTTCACGGGATGCCATCCCGAAACAAATGGTGGGGTTGCTACTTAGGGCAACAGTGCTTAAAAATCGTTTCCCACTATAACTGAAAGTCACCGCGCGTTTGCGCGGGCATTGTGGAAGTGTACCCAAGCGGTTAAGGGGACGGTCTTGAAAACCGATAGCCGAGAAATCGGGCGTGGGTTCAAATCCTACCACTTCCGCCAATATGGATACATGACCGAGCAGTCGAAGGTACTTGTTTGCTAAACAAGAAGCGGATTTTTATTCGCTCGTAGGTGCAAATCCTACTGTATCCGCCATGGGTTTATATCTCAAACGGTTAGAGAGGTCGGCTCATATCCGACAGGTTGAAGGTTCGAATCCTTCTGAACCCACCAAAAGGCTAGTTTTTCTGTTTCTATTTTTCTAGCCTTCACTCCTTCGGGTAAGTCTTTTCGCATTTTGGGCTTACCCTATATGGTCGAGTAGTTCAATGGTTAGAACGGGCGCATTGTAAGCGTTTAACGATAGTTCAACTCTATCTTCGACCTCCAGTGGTTATTGAGAGACTGCCATCAATCAAGACCGCATACAACTTAACGGCGCAGAAATGCGCTAAACAATTCTCCCCGTGAAAAATGCACGGGGTTTTATAATTGTATTGACGAAACATCGAATTGATTATACAATTATAAGCAGGAAAGGTAGTGATATATTTGAAAGAAGAAATCAGAAAGCAAAGGTCGGTGCGGGCGACTGATGAAGAATGGGAAATTTTCAAAAGACTGTCAAAAATGATAAAAAGAGGCGGCATTGACCGTGTTGAAGAGGCGTTGTCATCATTGGGCGATTTAAGACCTAAAGAACAGATTGAAGAGGATGCAGATTCATCCGAACTAGATAATGTTTACACCATTTCAGAAGCGTCTGACTTATGGGAAATACCGCATATGACACTTAAATCGGCATGTGCAGGGCAAAGAGGTTGCGCGCCGCGATTTAAACCTTGGGAAATGAGAAAATCGGGACGTGTCTATTTGGTAACAAAAGCTGGCATGGAACGCTTATATGGAAAGAGATTAAAGTAAAGGGTTAGAATATTCTAACCCTTTTATGATGCAAATAAATTGAAGTAAAACGCAAAAAAGTATTGACAACGAATCTATAAGGGCGTAATATAATATACAGATGAGGGCAAGAGAAAAGCCCTAGTTGATGGAAGGAAGGAACAGAAAATGACTGAAATTGAAACTATTCGATGCAAAGCGCATTTGAGCCTTGCTTTTAAAAATACTTACCTAAAACTTGCGTGCATTGCGTCGGAAAAACGGAATTGGAAATTACGAGAAGAATATGGAAACTTGGCTTTTGCATATGACTTGGAATCAAGTGCGTATAATGACTGCCTTGAAATCCTCGACGAAAATCCGGAAGAAACGGATGAAATTGCAGAAACCATTTTTAATCAAGAAATAACTCGCATTTGATTAAAAAATTCCTAGAGGAAAGGACAAGACCATGACAAAAGAACAGATTGCAGTTGTAAAAGGTTTAATGAATGCAAGCAAAAAATGTGCCAACACTTATATGAGAGCGATTGACACGTTGAAAGATGAAAATCGTCCAGTACCGGAACACTGGAACAGGTCATACCATCTATGCTTAGGGGCAGTAACAGCCTATGATAACGTTCTCAATTTAGTCGGCGAAACGCAGTCAGGATTTTGGGGGACTGACGAAATCGACGAAGGATTGTATCAGATGCTGATTGAAAGGAAATAAGACTATGAGCAAGAAACAGATTAAAGAAAAGATTGAAGAAAGAATCCGTCAGCTTGAAGCTGAAAAAAATGAATACATCGAAGATTACAAAGGCGGTGAACTTCCCACTGATTTTTGTTCAGAGGGAATCCATGAATGCGTAAACGGCATTTGTGAGCTTGAAGAAATTTTGAAATTGTTTTAAACAAGTATTAAGAAATCCCCATGATAGGTTCATGGGGGTGGAAGGAAAAGAGAAATGATTGAGAAAGAATATGTAAGAGCGGTTAGAGAACTTAAAGCGCGTAAATCAGCGGTTATTTACGCGGGCAAGGTTGGCGCATGTCAGCCAATTAGATACTCACTTATGCGCAGTATGGTAAAGACCGCGCACTATGTTGAGGAAATGAAAGAATATTTCATTACTCATTTACTTCCCATTCCCGATACAACGATGGTGAAACGGGATGAGGCACTTTTTATGAAAGAGGTGAAATATATTGAAGGATACTGAAATTTATAAGCGGTGGAAAAGCGTTTATCGTGAAATGATTACATGGGACGCTATAGTGAAGTATCAGACAGGGAAACCCATAAGCGAGATTACAAGAGCAGGGAACGCACTTAAACTTGCATATCTCAAAGGAATGGAATTTGCATTAGGCGAGATTTTGGGCTATCCCAGTACGTGCGGTATTGGGATGAATGAAGAGACATATAAACGTGAAATAGCACGGATAGAGGACGAACTAAAATGATTATTCATATGGACGATAGTATTATTTTTGAAGTCAATGAAATCCGATATCAGAACGGGCGGATTTTTATCATCTATGGTGGAAACAACTTTAAGACTATAGGGGACAAGCTGGACAAGGTAAAAACGGAATCATGTATCAGAGATATTTACAATGCAGTGTGCGACGGATATGACAAGGTAGAACTCACAAAAAACGTATTAGAAACGCTTAGAGAGGGTTGAATGATACAGTACAAAGGAAAGACCGCTAGAACGGTTGAAGAAGCGCTAGACCTTTTCGGCGGCGATACGACGGTATACATTGGCGCGAACTTCGACCCGTGGATAGCAGAGGCAGGACACCATGACAGAATCCGCAAGGTTAAAGAAATCATGCGTATGCCAATTTACGGGTATAACATTTCTGATGGTCATCATATAGATTTATACTTGTAAATGATTTTTATGCGGAGGGAATGGAATGAATAGAATCAAATGGCGTATTAGACGGGAAATATTAACGGCGGTAGACTTTAATCCTGCATCGCTTATTGAATTGGAATTGAATGGTATTGTCACGGAACTTCTTGTAACCGATAAAGATTTAGAAGATATACTTTGCAGTGCTTTTGATGGAATAGCATACTGGTGTAAAGATGTTTATCCGAAAGATGGACAATGGTATGGGTATTTTACGGAGGAACACGTAGTAAAAGGCGGAACACTCATTTTGAAAGATTTGGATGGAAAGCAGTACCAACTTAATAAATTCAAGATGCTTCGTGGAATTGCTTACCTGATTGCGTCGAGCAATTTAGACCTTTCACGTTACGGATTTGAAAATAAAGATGCATATTATGTGAATGCCGAAAATACGTTACTCATGTTAAAGGCTTCACATTGCCTTTATACCGGGGATATTGATGCTTATATTGCTGACTTAATTGTGCAGTATGGAATTTTTGGAAAGCAGGTGTTTGCATAATGTATTTTAGCCAGCTTATTAACATATTGGACGATACGACGTGGATTCAAATTCAGGATGTAAAATCTTCCACCAATCAAATACGTCTTTGTGACTTGTCATTTGGCGAATTTAGGAGATTACACGATAGAAAAGTAAAAAGAACATTCCCATATTTAACGGAAGATGTGAGGTGTGTATTGAAAATTATCTTGGAGGGGGAAAACAATGATTAAATCTGAACGTTACCCGACATTGAACCACTCAAGAAGAGTATTATGGAAGACAGGTTATTTTTATCGGTACATGATGCCATTGCCTAGAATTGATAGATTTATTATGAAAATGCGTGCAGAAAGGTTGAGCGAGAAATGTTCTTCAAATACATGATTAACGGGAAAGAAAGCAGTGAATCTTACGAAAGCCCGCTGGATGCGTGGGAAGCGGCGAATAGCACGCATGTTATTATTAAGGCGTATCGGGAAGAGCTGGACTTCTATCTTCCTTGCTTAAAGAACTTGAATCTCACATCACGACAAATGGAAATAATTGAAAGAACCGCATGCGCCGTTGTAAAAAATCTCTTAGATGAATACAACGTCAACTATCGAGAGGAGTGTATCGGACGCGTCGAGTATGACAACGGTATAAGAATAGGTAAATCGCTTATTGACCCCGCCTGTTTTCCTGAAAATATGTATACTTTTAGGGAATATAACGATAGAATACAAAAGTTTATAGATGTGGTTTTAAAGGAAGTCGTTTGAATGATACAGTATGAATGGATAATAAATTATGCTATTGGTCGTGATGTTTGTAGTGGCATGTTTGACACCGCGCTTTCTGCGTTTGATAACGCTAAAGCGCATGATAAAGACACTGAGACAATCGTGCTAGTTGCAAAGAAACCAGCCGCGTTTTTAGAAATAGACCCTAGATATATTTACGGGTTGGACATTCCTGAATCATATAGCAGAAGACTGAAAAGAATTATTGCCAACACCATCAAGATTTTTGTGGAAGAAAATGGAATTAACATAGAAGAACAACGGTTTGGAAGTGCCATATATAACAGAAATGGCGATAGGATAGCATGCGACAAGGGTTCAGAATATCTTTTCCCTGAATCTATGGAAAAAGAAGAAGAGAATAAGAAAATGACACGAATACTTCTTGTGGAAAAAATATTAAAGGGGAAACGAAAATGATTGGCTATTCGTTTGATGCCGTTTGCGGCGATGAGTATATTCTTGTCGATTTAGATACTAAAAAAGAATACGTCGATTATGAAATACCGGCAGAAGTATTGAGGAAAGACATAGTGGATGTTCGGCTGGATATAGATAGGAAAATCATTGTTGCGTATTGCAGAGGTGAAAAATGACAGTTAAAGAAATTGTTTCCTTGATGATAGAAGGACAAAGTTTTAAGGTTAAGAACAATCGTGGTAGGGTACTGTATGACGGAATCAAGGAACACGGAAGAGAAACCAGCATTAACGGTTTAGAAAATAAGAAAGTACGAAATGTCTGTAGTGCGTCTTACGTTGATGTCATTGATGATATGGATTGGGATGGAATGGATTGGGATGGAAATGATATTGCGTCGATTGATGAGATTTGGATAGCCGTTTGACAGAATAGATTTGATATAGTAGTATTTAGTAAGGGGCAATTTTCCTTTCATCAACTTTATCGGTTTGCCCCTAGACCCGCGAAAGCGGGTTTTTTATTGCAAAAAGTCTTTTTCCGTGCTATAATGTATAAAGTTAAAGTTCAACAAAACATACTACAGTGCTAGTTGTAAATTAAACAATACTCTTTAACTCCCAAATCATGTAATGGGATAGGAAGTCCAGCTCGAACAAAGGTAGCAAGGGACAAGCCAAGCATGATGAGCGGTTCACAAACGAACCAAAGGCATGTATATCTTGTGCTAAAGGACATGTCATAGAAAAGCGCCGGGCTGGATGAGCAACGGTGCTTTTTTATTGCTATATATGTATATAAGACCACGATAATGAACATTTATAAGTTATCGAACACATTTACGAAAAGTGTACGACTTTGAAAAGAAATGAATTTCCCTCTTGCAAAACATAAAACAACATGCTATTATATCATCAGAGGGCGGGAAGAAAGCCCTAGTTGATGAAAGGAAGAGATAACATGAAAGAAAGACTTGCAAGACTGATGGAAAGACGCGAAGAAATTTGGGATAACATGAGTACGAACCGCATGTCGTACTTGCTGGATATGGACGACTATAAAGCCGTTACCGCAGAAATCAAATATGTTAGACGCATGCTTAGAAATGCGAGAAAGGCATAAGACCATGACAAAAGAACAGATTATCAAAGAACAAATTAAGGAAAAGATTGAAAAGAGAATTGAATGGCTTGAAAGCCAAAAGGATGAAATTGCCGATGAGCTTTCAAAAGGGGAAACCTCATGGGATATGTATGAGACAAGCATTACAGAACTTAACGGTGGTATCTGCGAACTCAAAATGATTCTTGAAAGTATTTAAGTAAGTATTGAAAATCCCCGTGATAGGTTCACGGGGGAAAGGACAAGAAAAATGCTTAGAAAATTTAACCCTAATCCGAACAAAAACAGATGCGGCGATTGTGTCGTAAGAGCTTTGGTTGCCGCGAGCGGAAAAGAATGGGATGAAATCTATAAAGAGCTTTGCGATATTGGATTTGAGCTAAAAGTAATGCCGAATAGCAAAGAAACATACGGGAAGTGGTTGTACAGGCATGGATTCAAAAGAGTCTCTTTTAAAGCAAAGAAAGGAACTAAAAGACCAAAAGTGTATGAAATGGCGCGGACGGGGGAAACAATCATCTGCGATGTCGCACATCATCTTGTGACCGTCCGTGATGGTGACGTATGGGACACATGGGATTCGAGCGAAAAAAGTCTGTATGCTTGGTGGGTGAAAGCTGATGAATAAAGATATTGAACTGCTGGAAAAAACAAATCATGAATTGCTTAAATTGCTATACGAACTTAGACAGTATGGGAACGGTGCAGAAACTGAAACCATCCATGCCAAAATCTGCGAGGTGAGGAACGAAACGTTCCGAATGATTGAAGAGCTGAAACGATAATCTAAAGGGCGGTCGATATGAACCGCCTTTTTATTTTGCCTTTACAGGCGTTCTAGGTGGTCGGGCATATAACTTTACCCATTTGACCATGAAACACTTGTAAAGCCAAAATAGACGCGTCTATGGCGATTTTGATATTATAGCCATGTTCGTATTGACAGGAAAGCTATAAGAATGTAAAATAGAGTAAGATATTAAAGTTAAAGTTTAAGAAAGCGGGCGATGATATGAAGAAACTGCTATTGGCTATAAGTTTAGCTTTGTCACCGATGGCGGCTGGCGCAGAATGGATAATTTCAGAGTGTTCAGCGTATACCCTGTATGAGTGCGGCGGCATAACCGCAAGTGGCGAGTATGCCCATGAGGGCGGCGTTGCATGCAACTTCCTTCCTTTAGGGACAGTCGTGACAATCGACGGAAAAGACTATATCGTGAATGACCGTTGCGGCATTGATAACTGCATAGACATTTTTATGGATTCCCGTGAAAGAGCCATTGAATTTGGACGTCGGTATAAAGAAGTATACGTCAACAGATAGGAGCGCACATGGATGAAATACTGAAAGCCATCATGAAAGACCTAGTTAAACGCTATAGCCCTATGGAATTAAACACGACTGTAGAGGAAAAAGAAGAATACTTCCCGACTGTAACAGTACATGCGAAAATTTCAGACTATTTGTCGGTGGATTACGTCGGGCGGCTTGTTGAAGAGAACATTTATATATCTTTGACTGAACATTTAAGGAACGAATTTGGGACATTGAGAGGTGGATTATGGAAATCGGTAACGTCGTACAAGTAAAGGACTATGGTGAAGGGTTACTGTTAAAAAAGGTGAGCAGGGATGAATGGCTGGTACTCCTTGCAAAGAACAACAAATCTGCGATGACATATAAGGAATTGCCACGGTACTTCGTTATGATGGGGATGAAGCGCGTAAAGCAAAGACATTTCCCACGCCCTTATTCCTCGTTTGCTTTACTGTATTTGAGTAGCGGGTCTTACGGGAATTTTAAAAGAAGATTCTTGGTTGTTCCGGAAATGTTTATGAAAAAGAAGAAAGGCAATGAGGGTAGCTTTTGGTGGAAACACGACGCGGGAGGACTTTGGCATGCTGGTTGGTGATTATAGCAAAGAAAAAGGAAAGAAAATCATTAAGGCTATCAACAAAATGAAGTTGGATGGCATGGAACTTGTGAAACTGGTAGATGCAGAAGATTTAGAGTGTATCATCGGTATTATTACCGATAGTTTACACTCAAACTGTGCGGAATATCATTTGAATAAGATGAGGGCAAAGTCAACCGAAGAAGAAAAGGCGTTTTTGAAAGAACTGCTTAGAATCGAACGGAATCATATTTATACCGTAGAAGAAATTTTAGAAATGAATGATGGAATCAAAGAAGTCCGAATCTTTATATACGATTGGCAAACTTGTAACTGGAAAACAATTTATGTTGGCGAACCGCAAAATGTTCCGAAAGAGCTTTATGGGATTAAAACAGGCTCCGTGGTGAATAACTCAGACGGAAGTTTAGTGATTGATGTTTGTGAGGGAGAATATGATTATTGAAGATTATGAAGTAAACGGTTTAGAAAGCGCATTGAACGCAATCGGGTTCAGTTACGGCAAAGAATTAGAAGATGGTGAGAAAGCACTTAAAATAGCGAAAGTTTTAGTTAATAGAGGGTTAAATGGTGGTGAATCGAATTTTTTGACAGGTATTACCGTTGATTTGACCGTTAATGCAAGCATTAAATGGTGGCAACAGGCGGAACGGTATCACTGGTTTCAGATTGTAATGAGCCAAAGTGTGATGCATTCTGTTTCAACTGGTGAATGGGAATTTACGCCGGAAACGCCGAAAGACGTTATTTCTTTATTCAAGGGGAATGTTGAGAAGTATAAAAACAAAGAGATTTCTAAAGTTTCCCTGATTTATTCTGTTCCGGTCGGATTGAAAGAAAAGGCGAGAGTAACGACAAACTACTTGCAACTGCTGACCATGTACCATCAGAGAAAGAACCATGCATTACCTGAATGGAAAGAATTTTGCAATATCGTAGAAGAAATGCCAATGATGAAGGAATTTTTATGATTACATTACTGCTTACGATTATAGCGATGGTGATTATAGCCAATATGATTATCGGGATTGGGTTAATAAGCATTTATTTTTTGTACGGTGCAACTGTGTACCTTATGAACATGAGGAAAAGCACATGAAATATTATTTAGAAGATACAGGCGGCGGTACATTTGACATTTGTTTCTGCCGTAATGACTGCCAAAACAAGACGTGTAAACGGTGCATGAAAGGGAAACACTGGGAAAGATTGAAAGAATACTGGAAACGTTACCCTGATTACCGCATTTGCATAAGTGATTTCAGTGAAGATTGTAAAGAATACAAAGGAGCAGACAAATGAATATCCGAATCGTTGATGAGTACAGTAAAAATGATAGCCTGAACATTTTAAAAGAAGAGTGCGCGGAACTGATTGTTGCGGCGTCTCATTTGCAGAGGGCGCGCGGCGATGGATATGAAACACATCGAACGGAAGAAAAAAGTTTGGAAGACTTATTGCAGGCGATGGCTGATTGCAAGAACGCCATATTATCCGTGCTTTACAGTGAAGAAATCCGCGTCAACAAACTTGATGAACTGATTGAAGAGGCTGACAGGAAACAAATAGAGCTTTTAAATGTCAGATTGCATAAAAGACCGGAAAGACGTATACAGTTATGGTAAAAATACGCGATAACTGTATATAAAGTGAATATTTATAAAATATGAGCAAGCATTGGTAAAGAAAAAATAAAGGTGGTAAATAATGATATTGACGGAATATATTATTGATGCTTTGTCCAAGCTAAGTGGTTTAGTCTGCTTTGTGGCATTTCTTACCAGCTTGGCGGCGCTCTTCTCCGCGTTAGTAGAAATTATCACGATTAAGTCGGGCAAGTCGAAGCTGGTCTTTTGCGTTTTTGTTGTAGTCTTTTGCATGGTCATAATCGCGGTCATGCCGAATAAAGAAACTATTCGTTACCTTGTCGCGGGGTGATAGCATGAAGAATTTTCAGAAGTATCCAAAGTGGCTTAAAGACGAGGCACACAGAGAATATGTTTTACGTGCGATGGAAAGAATTTGGAATCACAAAGCACGAGTGGTCATCAATAATGAGCGACTGTTTATGATTGACTGGCAAGGCAAAAATAGCGTAACAGTGGACGAAATGCATTACATTTTGGATAAAGAACGAGGAGTATTTACATTGTACGGAGATTGGGGAGAAGCTGTTGCTTACTTTAGCCATCGTGTAGAAGTTGAAGATTTACTCTCTTACCTGCGCATGTGTTCATGTAACTACTTCATACAAAAAATAGTAGCGGGCAATCCGTATGTCATCGATACCGAACTTGGAACGAAAGATATCGAGGAAAAAATGAAAGAAATAATAAAATCTTACGAGCGGGAAGGGGTGGACGCGGAAGAAGCATATGAAGATATGAGAACGATGATTGAACTGTACAAAGAGTTTGGCGATGAAGTGTACGGGACCAATTCGTTGTTTTGGGATTTATGGGACAAGTATTTTACAGAGCGTGATTATGAAATTGGGAAAAGAGTATCAAACAAAGTGTATTTATGGGTACTGGGGTTCTTTATGGCTTGCGAGGATGCAGGGGTTGAGAGGCAGAAGCTATGACACTTAGAGAAATGGTGAACAAAACCGATAACGATATCTTTTTATGCATAGTTAGGTCTGAGGACAATAAAACTGTATTCAGAAGAAAGCACGCTTATGACGTAATCCCCGAAAATTTACTGGACATGGAAGTCGGAGCAGTTTTCTCTAGTTACCATAGACTGTATATACATGTAAAAAGAAATTTCAATCCATTGAAGTGTAGTTTTAGAGAATTGCTTAACCTTATCAATGGTTACGAATATATTGATGTATACATAGATAACCGTGACGGAAAGAAAGAAAAGTTATATTCTGACCGAATTGTATTTTGTACTAGTGCTAAATACGACAATTATCTAGTGAAGAAAGTGAGCCTTCATAAGGGTGAATGGAAAGATAAAATTGAAATAGTGATAGAACCGGAAGATACGCAGGGAGGGAAAAAGAAATGAAGTTGATTGATTTATTAAGCGTTATCCCTGACGATTATAAAATTGCTCTCTTGAATCATGATGACGCGAAAAACGGGGGGAAGGGGACGAAAGATGAAGCGATTGAAGAATTTGCTCGTCAAAAAAGGCTTGTTAAAGAGCAGGTGGTAAATAACTTTGATGTATTCAAGGTCTATCCATGCTCGTATGTACAGTGTGATGGAGCATATGCATTTGGCGACAATGATATTCCACTTAACGTCAGCGGAATGATTATTATAGAGATTGCGTGAGCAGAAAGGAGAGATAATAAATGGCTGAATCTAAATTCAAAGTGGGGGATAGGGTCTACGCTCCGTTCCATGGTTATGGGACTGTGATAGAAGTCCGTAAGCGTCCTGTATTTCCCATCATAGTGAAATGGGAGAACAGTACCCTTCATCTTGTTGAAGATGTTTGTGCATTTACCGAAGATGGTTATTTGTCGCGGTGGACTAAGACGGATGACACTCGTATACACTTAGCCAATGAAAGGGAAACAATTATGGACTATCAGAAAATTGCAAGAGGAATCGTCTTGAATTATGTAAACAAACATTTGGATAAAACAGATAACGTGCATATTACGTCAGATGATGTTTATCTGGTTTGGTTTTGCAAGGTTTTACAGAACTGGAAAGCATTAGTATCGACTAACTTACCCGACGGCATGTACTATGAAGTTACATACAACGGTGATAAGAAAGAAGTATACCTTGATGCATACAAGAAGTTTGATAATCAAAAGATTGACGAATCTCAAATTTAAATGTGAGAAAGGCATTGTGAAAGGAGTATGCCATGGAATACAGTTTATTATACGGAATCATGATGTGCATGCTGATTTTTATTGTTATTCTGTGGGTTTATGTTAATGAAAACCGACTTGACATAGACAGGGCAAAGCATGAAATAGAAACCTTACACCTTTATATCAATGAGATAAAGCGTGATACCAATGACTAATGCAGTAATAGAAAAAGCGAAACAGGAATTACACGCAAGGGGTTATCCTGTTGATGATGATGAAATCGCCCTGATTTATTGGGACGGCATAGAAGTCAATGAGCTTGTCAGTTTGTACAGAAGCATGCAAAAGAAAAAGGTAAATTTACAGGCTAAAAAAGTATTACGTCCTAAAAGAAAGGGAATCAGCAAGCCTATGAGAAAAGAAGTGTGGCTGATGTATGGCGGAAGGTGTGCATACTGTGGGCGGCATATATCTATAGAGGATATGGAGATAGACCATCGTTATCCGCTATCAATGGGCGGCGAAGATAGCTTTAAGAACTATATGCCGTCGTGTCACGAATGCAACTGCTATAAGGCATCTATGACCGTGGAAGGGTTCAGAAATAAGCTACTGTCAATACAAACCATATTAAAAAAGAATCCTCTTTACCTGTTAGGCTGCACATACGGACTTCTTACTAAAGAAAAGAATAACGTTGAGTTTTATTTTGAAACTCATTAGAAAAAAGACTGGCTGAAATATGCCGGTCTTTTTTTGTTATCAAAACTTAATAATTTTACCCATTGCAAAACATAAAACAATGGTCTATAATTAAATCATCCGATGAAGTTAAACTTGATGAAAGGAAGCAACGACCATGAAATTATTAACTAAAAGTGATATTGCGAACGCGAGAATCACACTGGAAGAAATCATCCGCAATGACACGGATTACATTTCAAAATATTTTGCACCGGAAGAAATCGCGGCATTGAGTGATTTTGCAAACGGTTTTGAGGTTAATGCCGATGACGTGATGAATATCATCACTGAAATCGCGTATAACTTTAAAGAACTCATCGAGGAAGGTTTTACACTCTTTGATATCAGAGACGGCAAGATTGTGAATCTCACTGATGAATATTATGAGCATGAAGAATCCAAAGAAAAAGAGGATGAATCATTTAACTATGAGGACTGGTTGGATGAGGTTGAACCTATTGACCATTGCGGATGGATGCCGACTAGAATTTATTGCTGAAAGGGGAAAGAAGAATGACTGAATCTATTGAATTGAAACAGGTAAGAACATTCGCGCATGACGCACTCAAACTTAGAAATACCTTTGCCAAAGCCTTTATAGCAGTAAACAAAATAACAGCGGGCGATTTTACAGTTACACGCAGATACTTTGAACTGGAAAGGGTTCACGAAAAGGAAGCACAGGCATATAATAATGTACTTAAACTTTTCGGCGAAGAGCCGGAAACGACCGATGATTTCTATGAAGATTTTGTTGATGAGCAAAAGAAAATGTTTGAATCAGCTTAATCAATTATTTGGGAATCCCCCGTGATAGGTTCACGGGGTTATTGTGAGGTGAATACAATGAAACATGACTATATAAGCATGAGTGACGACGAACTTGAACGCTTGTCAGAAAAGCGGGACGCTAAAGGGCGTCTTACCGACGTTGCGAAACGCGCTAAACACAATTTATGGTTACGCTATCACAATGAAGAATGTGGCAGAAAGTGCGCGTCGTATGTGACGCTGGACTTTTATGACGGTGATAGAGAGGACAGATGGTGAGAAGAAAATTAAAAGGACTGAGCAGAGTAATCACGGCAATTAACTGCTATCGTGGCGAACGCGCGACTATACGTCTCATGTACAACATGGCAACGGACGAAGTAAAATATACTATATTGCCGCCCAACCTTCCTTTGTGTGAACGAAAAGAAGGTGATATAATACGATTTAATTATCAATGCCCTGTTTCGTCGCCAGTCAATCTAAAAAGCGCAAATAGCAATATTCGCATTGCGTGTAATTGGATTGAATTTTTTGAATCACGAGAGGAAAAGCATGGATAAAATCAATATTAGCGAAATTGTCAAAAAATACAATAACAGCAATTATGCTTTTTATTTGGTGGAACAGTCCGCGGCAATCGAATCTATGAGTGACGTTCGTGAAGTTTGTGAGGGCTATACAAGTACAAGCACGCGGCACGCTTGCACAGATGGGACGTACACAACATTTGATGACTTAGAGCGTGCGTTGAAATCGCTTGCTGGAAAATACAATGATTATTATTATGATGGAATCGGAAACGGATGGGCTGAGGAAAACAGCGTACAGATTTGGCGCGTTGATGAAGATGGCGAGGACGAGGAAATGGTTATGGAAGTGCCTTGTCAAGCGTCCAATTTAAACGATTTCTGGAAAAAATGGGGTTCAGTTGCTGGGGAAGAATTTGCATCGGAACCAACTGCATGGGTAATTTGATTACAAATCCCCGCTTTTAGCGGGGATACACAATATTTTTTTTAATCATAGGAGAAAAAATCATGGATGGATTAAACAGTTGCGAATTTATCGGAAATCTGACAAAAGACGTTGACGTGAGAAGCACGAACAAAGGACAAGCGGTATGTTCCTTCTCTATTGCATGTAACCGTTCTTACACTGACCAGCAGGGGCAGAAAAAAGAGGTTGCGGACTTTGTGAACGTTCAAGCATGGGGCTTTTTAGCTGAAAAGGCATCCGCTGGATTAAAAAAAGGCTCCCGTGTTTACATTCACGGCAGACTTAACACAAGAAGCTATGAAGCAAAAGACGGCACCAAAAAGTACATCACGGAAATCGTTGCAGACCGCATTGAACCTATTGCCTTCGTACAGATGCAGAATCAGAACTTCGGACAGAATCAGAACTTCGGGCAAAATCAGAACTTCCAGCCAAGCGGAAACTTTCAGCAGTTTGGCGAGAACATCCCATTCTAGGAGTACCCCATGATTAAGTCAGAACAGTTATACAGAATTATCAATGGACTTCCTATATATGATGGAAATCCATCCCAGTTTATTTCTGAACCTGAAAAGCTGAACGCGCTACCTTTTCGATACGTTGGTAACTTTGCTTACCTCTTAACGGAAGAACATGGAGCGTATACGGCTTATAGGTTTAGAGTAACGACCATTGGGAAAGCTAGGTTTGTGCATTGTGATAGACAACCAGCCGTTGAACGTATTTGGAAAGACAAGGATAGTTTTGACGCATTTATGGAAAAGTATGGGGACAAAGAATGAGAATTAGGGCTAAACCGAATCAGATGAAAAGGGAAATAAACGAAATCAAAGAAATTGTAACCGACCTTGAATCGCTCGCATAACGCTTTACAGGCGTTCGTGAGTACTTAGGCATAAACTTATATCTTATAAGAGCAGGAATCGCTATAAACGCAAATAAGCGCGTTTATACATGGTTCCTGCTTTTATATTGCTTATATATAAGGATGACCGCGATAGTGGATAGATGTAAGATACCGCACACTTTACGGAAAAGTGTTCAGCTTTGCAAATCAAGCAAATTTGCCTCTTGCAAAACATAAAACAACATGATATTATTATATCCAGAGGGAACAAAGAAAACCTCTTAGTGATGAAAGGAAGAGACAAAAATGACAAACAAGGAAAGAATTGAAATTATTCGCCATAAGGCAAATGTGAGTATTGTTCTTATGAATACCCATTCCAAACTTGCAGACATTGCATACGATAAAGGCGATACAGAACATTATAGCTATTACAGCGATAAAAGCGCAATGTATCGTTGTGAAGCAGACGCATATAATGATGTAATTGGACTTTTCGGGGAAAAGCCGGAAGAAACTAATGAAATCAGTTACGAAATCATGGAAATGGAAATGAGACTGAAACATTTGAACTAAACAGTATTAAGAAATCCCCACGATAGGTTCGTGGGGTGGAAGGACAAGAAAAATGAGAATGAAAATTGACTGGAAACACTTTATTGCAAGTCGAATTGTCGGTGAAGAAATGAAAGATATTAAGTTTTATAGCGAAGTTAGAAACGCTTTTGCAAAATTCATGGCGGGCGATTGGGGTATCACCTGCGAGGGCGATAAAGCCCTTAACGATGACGCCTTGATTACAGGCGACCGCATTTTAGCAAGTTATCCGACAAGCAAAGGCAAGATTTGGATTAACGCCGATTTTGTCTATAATCCATCTGACCCGCGCCCTGTTGTCATCATGTTTCCGGAAGAATATTAAGAGGTGATAGCATGTTTAAAAATGTGAAACTGACAGAAAAAGAAATTGAAAGAGGAATCGGCGTGACTTTTATGCCGCGCAAATTGAACTTGATTGAAAAGTACATTGCCCATGTGCGAAAAGCACAATATAAATTCTGCGTTGCGCGTGATGGATATTACAAAGGAATTTATCCTAAATGGGTGTTTATCAAGTACAGGGATAAACTTAAAATTGCATTAAACAATGATGTGTTTCTCATTGCACCTGATGTTGAGTTTGCGCTCAAGCTCGGTTATATCGACTTTGACAATAACCGCGGTGATTACAATCTTGATGTTGATTAACTTAAAACAAAGTTGTATAGTTAAATGGGCGGGAAACCGCCCATCTTTTTGAAAGGGGAACCCGATGTATAAATATCTGCGTAAAAATCCAAAAGGATTAAGCCGTGACGATTGCGCCGTGCGTTGCCTTTGCGTAATCAACGAAAAGCCATGGATTGATAACTATAGAGAACTTTGCAAGACAGGCGAGGCAATTTGCGATATGCCAAATTCTGCATTTACAATAGACAGATACATGTCTAGGCATGGCTATTCATGCGTGCATATTCCAATGGGAATGACGCTAGGGCAGTTTGTCGATACTTATGTAAATGGTACATATGCCGTCATGTGTAAAGGGCATTTAACGCCAGTCATTGATGGCGTTTGTTATGATACGGTTTACCCAATCCGTGCTAAAGTTTTGAAAGTGTACAAGGTAAAGTAAGATATGCATTTAAAGCGAGGTGATACCGCTATGGAAAAAAGACCGGATGCGAAGCGGCGCTCATCGACGTATTGGATGAGTACCGATGAATGGGAACGCATGAAAGAAGTACTGATGTGTTATGCGCTTAATATTCCCGTAAGCCTATCATTTATCGGAAATCAGCAACCACGAAAGATTAGAGGGTTTAGGACAACGGACGAAGAGAAGGCGTTTCTTAAAACTGTTTTTAAGTGCTGGAAGATTGGAATGACCGATACTCAAATAAGGGGCGTCCTGAGAGAGAATGGAATTAGAGAGCCGCTGGCATATCGTTCTAATGACGAAAATTCTTGATAGCGGAACATACATTTTATAGCCGTGGAAACGCGGCTTTTTTTACTTTGATGTAAAATCATAATCCTATGATAATTTTAAGTTGACATTAGGGTAAGAACAGGAATATCATATACATAGATTTCTATGTATACAGACAAGGGAGGGATACCAATGAATTTGAGATAGAAAAACACCGACCTCAAGGGCAAATTGAAGTCGGTGTATTGGAGAAAACGGGCAATGAGTTCTCCAGTGGCAATTTTAACACGTCGCCCATTATTTTTCAAATAGGAGAAAAAGACAATGAAAAGTAATATTCTTGACTTACTACTTGCAATGGCGAATGTGCTGAATCTTGGCGGTTTTGACACTTATGAAAACAGATATGATATACTAACGTATGAGATGATTAAAGCTCTGAACGATATCGGCGAACCGATTAAAGAATCATCCGGATTAGATGAAATCACAAACGCGATACTTCGAGCTAGGGAGCAGGTGGGAGCAAAAAGGGGGCAAATAGAAAACACCCACTCTTGA